AAATGCAGAAGAACAATTTGGTTATCAAGTAGAATTAAGAAAAAATATAAATGGTATACATCAATTGTATGTTAGTGCTCCTGGTATTGACGTAGGTCGTGTTTATTTCTTTGAATTTGACGACGAATGGAAGTGGACGAGAAATAGAAGCTACAAAGGTGTGTTTGATGTAAATGAAAAATATAGAGAAAACGATATAGTTTTCTACCAAGGTGCATTGTATCAAGCACTTGTTGAAAGAATTCCTCTAACAACTCCTGTTAATGATAAATTACCTACAGATACAAATAGTTGGATTGCAGCACAAGATATAGAACACACCGGATATATTCCTAATAGATACCAAGAATTAGACGGTGACTCTGATACAGGCGAATCAAATTTTGGCATTAAATTTGACGTAAATGACAATGGAGATAAAATTGTTGTTGAGTCTGATGTAAGTAGTGTTAGAACTCTTAGTGTTTATAACAAACCAGTCGATAGATGGAAATATATACAAGAAATAAAAGCAGATACTACAAAAAGAGAAAGCTGGGGTGTAGACTTTGCTATCAATGACGACGGTGATCGTATTGCTGTAGCAGCACCATACAACGATGATATATCAAATGATGCTGGCACAGTATACCTGTATAAGCAGCAGTCAGATGATTTGTATACTCTGTCGCAAAATGTTAGAAGTCCTTATAAAGATAAAAATGAAGCATTCGGAAGTGCAGTTGATTTTAGCGGTAATAAACTTGCAATTTGTGGTAAAAACAGTGATTTAGTTGAAGTTACAGGTTTTGATAACAATCAATTAAAACTTGACAATGGTAACACAAGAATATCAAAAACTATACAAGATACAGGCAGAATTGTAGTATTCCAACTAATCAACAACACCTACGTTTACGGAGAAGATATAGCATATAAAAGAGATACATCCAATCATGTGCTTGACGATTTTAAATTTAATCAAAATCATTTGTATTTGAATATGCCAACTATTACTGCCCTTGAAGCAGACAATCCAGCCACAGGAAATTCTAAATATGTAAATAGTGTTAACCAAGGATTGTTAGCTGATTTTAGTTTTACTAAAGGAAAAGATAGCTGGACTATTTTAACAAGTCAAGTTTCAAAACCAAAAATACAAGAACTACAACAGGTATTTTTGTATAGCGATGACAAAAAAGATATTATACAACGTTTAGATGTTATAGATCCAAGACAAGGAAAAATTGCAGGTCCAGCAGAACAAGAAATTACATTTAAAACTTGGTATGATCCAGCAGTATATTCTTTTAGCACAGGCGAACAAGATGTTACAGTAGATGCATATTCAAACTGGACAGATAGATATGTTGGAAAACTATGGTGGGATATTAGCAAAGCAAGTTGGTTTGATCCTTATCAAGGTAACAGCAATTATAGAGCAGGTGTGTTCCATAAATTATTGCCTAACGCACAAATACAAGTTTGTGAATGGGTATCGTCAGATTTACTTCCAAGTGAATGGGACGACTTAGCTGGCACAACTGAAGGTTATGCAAGAGGTGTAACTGGCACTACTCTATACGGTAGCGAAGTGTTTAGTAGCAAGCAAGTTTATGATGCTATTAGAAAAAGATTTATAACAAAATATTTTTACTGGGTAAGAAATACGCAAATTGTTCCTAATGTTCCAGGGCGTATTTTAAGTTGTGAATCGGTAACTAACTTAATCAGAGATCCTGCCTCAACAGGTTATAGATTTATTAGTATACTAGAAAATAACAAATTTGCAATGTATAACACTGCAAGTTTAATTGAAGGTCGAAATACAATACTACATTTTAGAAAAGAAAAAGATGTAGATTTGAATGTGCCTATACATTACGAGTATAATTTATTAACAGAAGGTTTAGATGTTTCTATGCCAAGCAAAGACATAGAACAAAAATGGATTGATAGTTTAATTGGATATGATAACATAGGCAACTCAGTTCCAGATGAAAATTTACAAGTTGCTAAAAAATACGGATTGTTAAATATTCCAAGACAGAGTATGTTTGTAAATAGAATAGAAGCTGTAAAACAATTTGTTGATAGAGTCAACTCAGTATTTTTGAAAAATATTATAGTAGATAATTATAATATAAGCAAATTATTATTAGTGGATCCAGCACCTTTATTGTCTTTAGGAAAACACGATGTTGCAGTTGATACTGTAAATGATTTACAATTTGTAGGAACTGCAAAAAAGACACAAGCTGTTTTAACACCTGTGATTGTTGACGGTAAAATCACCGACGTAATTATTAATAATGCAGGCAACGGATATAAAGTTGCTCCTGAAATTGAATTTGATGATGTCACAGGTAAAAATGCTGAATTTAAAGCAACAATAAACAGTAATGGACAAATTACAAGTGTTGAAATTAAAGAACAAGGTTTTGATTATTCGTCTAACACAATTTTAAAAGTAAGAGAATTCAGTGTATTAGTAAACGCAGATGAAACAATTGGCGGACGTTGGAGCATATATGTTTACAATCCTACTTCTAGAGAATGGAATAGAACAGACAACCAAAGTTTTGATACAACCAAGTATTGGAATTATGCTGATTATTACGCTACTGGTTATTCAATAAACACAATAATTAACCAAACAATAGAATCTAGTTATGAATTATTCGGATTAGATAATACAATAGGTGATGTTGTTAAAATAAAAAATATTGGAACAGGCGGCTGGCTTCTGTTAGAAAAAATAGACAACCAAGACACTGAAGATTATACAATTAATTACAAAACTGTAGGCAGACAAAATGGCACAATTCAATTGTCTAGCTTAATTTATAATTATTCAACAGAAACTACTGGTTATGATGCTGGTGTATATGATATAGCATTTTATGATAGAGAACCAGTTAATGAATTAAGAAATATATTAAATGCTATTAAAACTGATATTTTTATTGGCGAATTGGCTGTAGAATACAATAAACTATTTTTTGCAAGTGTAAGATATGCACTATCTGAACAGGAAAATGTTGATTGGGTATTTAAATCAAGTTTCTTAAGAGCAAAACATAATGTTGGAGAATTGGAACAAAAAGTTGCATATCAAAATGACAATCTTGAAAATTATCAAGATTATATCAACGAAGTTAAGCCTTATAAAACTAGTGTTAGAGAATACATAAGTTCATACGAAAAAATTGAACCTACCAATAGTTTGATATCTGACTTTGATTTACCACCTAGCTACATTGGAGGAAATATTACTCCTAGTGTTGCTAAATTTTCAAACAATGAAGTTACAGATTTGTGGCAAAAATATTTTACGTATCCATACAAAAATTGGGTAGATAACAATACATACGAAATAGTTAGTATTGAAGTTTTAGACGGAGGCAGTGGGTTTAACAATACACCAGATGTTACTATTAGTGGAAATAGTGGAGCAACTGCGAGAGCATATATTGCTAAAGGCAAAGTTAAATCAATTGAAATACTTAAAAAAGGCAACAGAGTGTTATCTGCTCCTACTGTAACAGTAAGTGGCAATCAAGATCCAGACGGTAGTCCAGTAAAAGCAAGTGTAATTATTGGTAATCCTTTGGTAAGAAGCACACACATGACTGTAAAATTTGACAGAGTTAGTGGTAAAAAATATTTTGAGACTATTGACCAAAAAGAAAACTTTTTAGGAACAGGCGCAAAACAAAAATTCCAATTGTTGTGGCCAATGAATGTAAAGACAGATACATTTAGTGTCACAGTAAATGGTGTTGAGATGTTGAAAAGCGAATATCAAGTTGGCAATGATCTTGATACTACAAAAGGTTATGATAGGTATTTTGGGTATATTAATTTTGTAAAAGATCCTGCAATCGATGATGTGATTGTTGTAAATTACAAAAAAGCAACCAGTCTGCTTCATGCTGCCGACAGAGTGTTGTATGAATACAATCCTACTACAGGTATGCCTGGCAAAGAATTAAGTCAAGTAATGCAAGGTGTTGAATACGAAGGTGCATTATACGATAGTTTTGGTTTTGGTAATGAACAAGGATTTGGCGCCGGCGGATTTAGTGATTTGCCTTGGGACACTTTTGATAACACATTTAGTGACGAAGTAATTAAATTAGATGGTAGCACTGCTACAATCACACTTTCAAAACCTCTAGAAAATGGAGTAAATTACAACATATATCTAAACGGCGTAAGGTTAGACGACCCTGCATATGATGGCAGCACTGCTACAGCCAACAAAAATGCTGTAATGGCTACAATTGTAGGCGACGGTGAGCAAATTGAAATAGATATACAAGGTATATTTACTACAACAGATGGTGATGAAGTAATTATTAGAAAAGAAGAAAGTGACGGATCTCTATCTCCTGTAAGCACAAATTTTGACACCAGTTTGTCAGGCGGCGCTCTTGATAAAACTACTGCCACAGGCATACCAAGTGGAGAAATTGTAGTAGACGGCGATGAATTCTTTTCAGCAACCAACAGCAAAGGTCCTGAAGAACTTGTTCCTGGCACAGTTACAGATACACTTGATTTACAAGTATATACAAGACCTAATAACGGATTAGCAAACATTGCTGTTGCTAATTATATCTATGATGGATCTACAAGAGAGTTTGAGTTTCCTGAAAAACCATTTGGAGAAACAAATGTTGTTGTAATGGTTAATCAAAAAGTTTTAAGAGAAGATGTATTTTATTCAGATTATGATTTAAATGCAGTGTTTATTGATAGCGATGAAAATATAGAAACTGGCGATAGTATTACTGTTATGACATTTGGATCCAACGGTAACAATTTAATTGATTCTAAAACAATACAACTCAACTCTTATGATATTGCAAATCAACCAGTTGGCGAAAATTGGAGATTTGTAACAGCAGCTGACTTCAGCAGTGATGCTAGTGCAATTGTTGTTATGAACGGCCGTGTTGCAACAGAAGGTAGCGACTATTTCTTAAACATTAGCGATAGCACAACAGAAGCAGCAAACAAAATTACAATCGAATTTCCAGGCGGTCGTGTGAGACTTGGAGAAAATAACATTATACAATATGCTGTGTATGATACAAATATTGTAAGTTATAGCCTAGTATACCAAGATATAACATGGAATCAAACATTAGGAAATTATTGGAACTTTACCAATACGCCTACACCATTTAATGTAAAACCTTTAGGTCATAATTTGATCGTTTTTGGTGACGATGAAATATTAGATCCTGGTTACAGTATCAGATATACTACAACAACTGATAGAGTATACGATTTAGATAGCTGGGCATTTTCAGACTTGACACAAATTAATAGTCGTGACATTTTAGTATATGCAGACGATGTAAGAGTTGACAGACAATATTGGACATGGGATCAAACAAGTGCAAGAATTACAATATTGTCAAATACCATAGCACCAGCAGGAACAAAACTAGATATCTATGTAATCAATAATGCAGATTATTACTTTATTGATACACAAATAGAATTTACAGAGGTAGATGGTAGCACAACAATTAATATGGAGCCGTTAGTAACAGTAGGCCAGCCGTTAAAATTAGTTAGCACAGCCTCTTCTACTGTTTTTAATCCGATTGTAAAATCAGTATCAAATAACGTAGTTGTTGTTGAAGGAATGGCAAGACAAATTAGAGATGAATTTGTTGCAGACGAAGATTTTTGGGTAACAAACGATTCTACGCAAATGAAAATTGCAAATATAGAATTTATAGAAAGCGACAGTATAAGTATAGATCCAGACAAATACAATGGGGCATTTACAACTTATAGAGTAATGCATTTTAGTAATCATGATGTTAACAAATTTAGAAGATACAGTTATGACGTTTTAACTGACACTGTAGTAAATGAATTTACTTCTGAATATACCAGACGTAATTTATTAACAAGTGGTATTGTCGAACTTGATAGTCAAGCAGCTGGAGCGCAATATGTATGGGTAGTAAAAAATAAAAAATTACTACGTCCTTTGATTGATTACGAAGTAATGGAAGAACTTGATGCAGTAAGATTAAACGAAATTCCTGCTGCTAATGATAAAATACAAGTTTTACATTGGACTAATGCAGTATCAGGTAAGCGTTTTGGTTTTAGAATATTTAGAGACATGCTTGGTAGAACACATTACAAGCGGTTAAACCAAGAAAACTCTTACGTATTAGCAAAAGATTTGCAAGTATATGACAACTCTATTCTACTTGATGATGCAACTGGAATACAGAAACCAAACACACTTAAAAACCTGCCAGGTATACTTTGGATTGATGGCGAACGTATTGAATATTTTTCAGTCCAAGGAAATACATTATCTCAATTGCGCAGAGGAACATTAGGAACAGGTGTTAAGAGTTTGCACAAAGCAGGCGATAGAGCATTTGGTCAAGGTCCAGGAGAAACAATTGACTACCAAGACACATATGATGTATATAGAGATTTTGCAGATGGTTCGAGTCAAATTGTAGATCTTGGATTTACATTTGATAACATAAACGAAATTGAGGTGTTTGTTGGTGGTAAAAAGTTAAGTAAAGTTGATGTTAATGTTTACAACAACACTATAGCACAAGACAGCACCGAAGGCGATCAAGTTAAAGCACAAGAGTTTACAGTAGTAGATGTATCAGGAGAAAAACGTATAAACTTTACTACAACTCCTGCTGTAAACACAGAAATAAGAGTAGTGAAAAGAACTGGAAGAAGATGGATTCAACCAAATGAAACACTTAGAACCAGTTCTTCACCAATAGCAAAATTTATTCGCGGAGCAACAATTGAGCTACCTAAATAAATACAGTATAAGGTAAAAAAGATGACACAGTTTAATGATCTAAATGGAATACATGTTGAAGGACACATAAAAATTTCTGACCCTGATAGCGGCGAAATTTATGTGAACAAACGCAATGCTATTCATTATGAAAATATGAGTATTGCATTAGCAGAAAGTCTTGCTAACCAAGGCGAAGGCTTTGTTTATGAAATGAGTTTTGGCAACGGTGGAACCAGTGTTGATCCAACAGGTATTGTGACATACTTAACACCAAACAGCACAGGCACAAACAGCAGTTTGTATAATCAAACATTTACAAAAGTAGTTGATGAACGCAGTGTTAACAACACTGATCCAGCGAGAAACAAAACTGAAATTAGACATGTTAGTGGGACAAATTATACTGATATATTAGTTAGATGCTTGTTAGACTACGGAGAACCTTCAGGACAAGATGCGTTTGATACTGCTGGCAGCAATGACAGTTTATATGTATTTGATGAATTAGGTTTACGTAGTTATAGTGCAAGCGGAACTGGAAGATTGATTACACATGTTATATTCCATCCAGTGCAAAAAAGTTTAAACCGTTTGATACAAGTAGATTATACTGTAAGAATTCAAAGTTTAAGCGGAATTGAGGGGTAATCATGGCAGACTATACCATAAACTTTACAGATTTAATTAATAAAGGTTCTCTCACAGTTGAAGAAAATGGCCTAAATTCTACAGATACAAGTTTAAAATTAGTAGGGCAGAATCTGTCTGGTTATGGTGCTTATATCAATGAAAACTTTTTGCATCTTTTAGAAAATTTTGCAAATACTACTGCACCTAGTAGTCCTGTAGAAGGACAACTTTGGTATGATACAACCGCAGGCGTTGATCAGCTGAAAGTATACGATGGTGCAGCATGGGTAGCAGCAGGCGGCATCAAAAAAGCAGCCTCACAACCAGAAGCAAGTGCAAGTATACTTGGCGACATCTGGGTAGATACAGCAAATTTACAAGCATACATTTACAGTGGTAGTGGCTGGGTTTTAATTGGTCCAGATTATAGTGAGTCTACTGCAACAGGTGCAAAAATTGAAACCCTCATTGGCACAAGCACACTGCTTGGCACTGATACAAATCACACAGTATTGATTAATTATGTAAACAATAATATTATTGCAGTTTATAGTTATGTTGAATTTACACCAAAAGCCAAGGTTACAGGATTTCCTACAGGTTATGTGATGAAGCCTGGTGTTAATATTCCAACAGAATCAATATTTAGTGGTGCAAAAGCAAAATATTACGGCACAAGTGAAAAAGCCGAAGCATTAGTTGATGCTAGTGGTAATAACAGTTTAGTCTACGGAGATATTGCGAGATTAGATGTAATAAATAGATTTACAAAAGAACAACGAATCTCTAGCAATGCTGGATTAACCATTGGCGAAAATGGCATATTAACAGCCAGCGTGACCGGATCGTCTATTACAATCAGAAACAAAGCTACAGACGGATCTATTAATTTTAACACAAATAACAGCGGAGCAAATCAAACATCTCTGTATATTGCATCTGACGGCAAACACGGAATTTTAAACACATCTCCTGAAGAAGCACTTGATGTAACAGGAAATATAAAAGCAACAAAGATTATTTCAACTAGCACGTTGAATAGTAGTAACACAACAGACGGAGCAATTAACACCGCAGGCGGAGTTGGTATTTCTAAAGATATCAATGTTGGCGGAGATGCTTACTTCAACCTAAATGATACTAATAACACTGGTTCAATTTATGCTAATAATATACAACCTTATACAAATTTAGCCAATAGTATTGGATTACCTAATTTAAAATATGCACATGTATATGCAAATACTTTTCACGGAAATTTAGAAGGAAATGTAACAGGAAATGTAAGCGGCAGTGCTCAATCAGCAGGCAAACTGTCAAGTCCTACAACATTCCAATTTAACAGCGCCGGAGATGTAACTGCAACAGGAAGTGTGCAATTTGACGGACAAGTAGGCGGCACAACCAAAGAGTGGACACTTAATATAGATCCAAACTTCCTTACAAATCAAACTGCAATTTCAGTAGCAGTGGCACCAACAGATCAATTTTTAGTGTATAATTCAGAAGGTTTGCGCAAAATGACGCAAGCACAAATTGTCAGCACTATTCCAGTGTTTGCGTTGGGAATGATTATGCCCTATGCAGGAACAATAGCACCAACTGGTTGGGAGTTATGTCACGGACAAGAATTAGCTAGAGGCGGCGATTATGAACCTTTATATGCTATTATAGGTAATTTATACGGAACACCGAGCACGCCAGACTTTTTTGTTTTACCTGATTTTAGAGGTAGACATTTACTAGGACACTTAGGTGCAGCTACAAGCGGAAACAGGGTTTTGAATGATGCTGCTGCTAATACAGTAGGTTTAACAGGTGGTAGCGAATCTCACAATATCACACAAGCCCAATTACCAGATCACACACATAGTATGCAAGGCGATAATGGCGAGCAATACTATGGAGTAACAAACGTAACAGGTGGCACAGATACAGGTGCAAGTTCTCAAAATATTACAGGAACAACAACAGGCACAGGAATTGATAGGACAGGATCAATGAATGATATACAAAATACACCATATTATCATACCAGTCCATATACAACAGTTGAGTTTATTATCTACACAGGAGGTTCTTAATGAGCTATAAAATTAACAAAACCGACGGAACTCTACTAGTAGATTTGATTGATGGTGCCATAGATTCTACATCAACTGATGTGACCCTTGTGGGAAGAAATTATACAGGGTATGGCGAAGCATTTAACGAAAATTTCGTAAAAATTATTGAAAATTTTGCTGCAACTAGTGCTCCTGCAAATCCATTAAGAGGACAGCTATGGTATGATACAAGCGAAGGTAGACTAAAAGTTTGGGATGGCGAACAGTTTAGAGGAACTGATACAACAACTTACAGTGCGATCAAACCAACCTTGGTGGCTGGTGATTTGTGGATTGATGCTGTCAATAAGCAACTTTATTTTAGTGACGGAGCAGCTGACTATCTAGTTGGTCCTAGTTACACAAGAAGCCAAACAAAAACTGAATATGATGCAATTAGTTTGATTGATAGTTTTGGTGTTACAAAAACTGTTGGAAGATGGAGTGTTGGAAATAAAACTGTGGCTATTGTTTGTGCAGAAGATCTCACAGCAGCTACTATTGATTCTAATGTAGCATTACTTACAGGTTTCACATCTCCATTCATATTTAAACAAGGCGTGAATATAAATCCTACATATAGCAATTTTAAATGGAATGGCACGGCAACAAATTCTGAAAATTTAATATCTGGAAGTAACGTTTTTGCACCAAGTAGTTTTTTACAAGTATCGCCTGCTCTACCAATTGCATCTTATCAAACTACAAACCAACATTTACATGTAAACAATGATAGAGGTGTATTAGTAGGTGATGTAAGTAGATTTAGTATTAGCACAGACACAACTTCAGCAGATAGAGATATTATATTAGGTGCTTTAAGAGAAGATGCAAATATTAAAGTTCAAGTCACAAACAGTGGTTTAGCAGTGGATGCAATTACAATTGACGCTTCAAATAATAGAGTTGGAATTTTTGATGCAACACCTTCTTATACACTTGATATTACCGGTGATTTACGAGTCACAGGTAATATGGTTGTAGAAGGCACACAAACTGCATTAGAAGTAGCAACACTACGTGTAGAAGATAAACAAATAGAACTTGGTATAACTGAAGATAGTAGTTTAGGAGATGATGCAACAGTTGACGACGGCGGTGTTGTTTTAAAATCAACCGGTATTGACAAAGAATGGGTTTGGAAAAATGCGACAAATGCTTGGAGATCAAATGTTAATATTGATGTTGCTGATGGGTATGGATATAGAATTAACGGAACAAATGTTCTAACTATAAACGAACTTCATAGTAGTGTAACAACAGCTAACGGACTTACAAGTATTGGAACACTTACTGCATTAAATGTTGACGATATAAGTTTGAATGGAAACACTTTAACGGTTAATAATGATTTAAATGCTAATATCAATGGCGATATTATCATGATTGGAACAACAAAAATTAGAAATGTTGCAACTCCAGCAACAGCTAATGATGTAGCTAATAAACAGTATGTAGATGATGTATCAAAAACACTTGATGTAGCGGTAAGTGTTGATTCAACTGGTTTAACAAATTCTCAATTAGCAGATTTGTTAAACGATATATCACCGTCAGCACAAAAAAATAATGGAGTAAGCGCACGAGTTCATTGCACATCTTATGCAGGAACATACACATATAATGGAACAGATGGTGTGTCAAAAAGTTTTGTTGCTGTTGACAGTGCCGGTGTTCAAAACCAATCTGTTGTTGCTGATTTTAGTTTTGGTGATATTACAGATAATGTTACATTAACGGTAACAAGAACATTGAAAAGATTTGAAGTAGTAGCAGGAGCATGGGTTTGGCAAGAAGACTTGGTCAGCAGTGTTTAGGTAAATACTACTAACGCATCATAGGGTAGATTAAATGGCTTATATAATTAATAGTTTTAACGGATCACAATTAGTTACAGTTGAAGACGGCACAGTTGATACAACAACCGAACTAAAACTTATTGGAAAAAACTTTGCTGGATATGGAGAACAACAAAATGAAAACTTTGTGTTTTTATTAGAAAATTTCCAAGGAACTGTTGCTCCAACAAAATCTATCACAGGTCAAATTTGGTATGATGCAACTAGTGAAAAAATTAGAGTATATGATGGCACAGCGTATAAATCAGTTGCAGGTGCCGAAGTAAGTGCTACACAGCCAACAGGTTTAGCCGAAGGCGATTTGTGGTGGAACAGCACAACTAACCAGTTATACGGAAAAAATTCTAACAATGAATGGAACTTAATTGGCCCGCAAGCAACAGCTGGCAGCACTACAGAAATGAAAAACATTATATTAGCTGATACTGGAGCAGTCGATCATAATGTTACTGCTGCATATGTTGAAGATTATATTGTTGCTATAATTAGCGAAGTAGATTTTGTGCCTGCATTAAGTCAACCAGATGTAACGAATTGGGTAGCAAGCGATTTTGCAACATTAAAAGCTGGGTATAACCTAAGAGGCGTTGGATCAAATGGTGTATCTACTACAGATAGTAGAGGTAATGTAAATCTTTATTATGGATCGGCACAAACAGCCTTTAAATTAACAGACGGTTCAGCAGTATATAGCCCAAGCGATTTCCTTCAATCAGGACCAACTATTGATTTTACTTCTAGCACCGTAAACTTTGGCGACAATGGTTTTACCGTTGGTAATGATACTGATTTGACTGTAAAAATTGGCGCAGATTTAGAAACACCAAGATTGCAGTTACATAGAGATGAATTACTTATTGCTAAATCTGATGATACGACTGTCTGGCATATTACCAATCTAGCAATTTATCCAGCACTAACCGGATTATCAATTGGTTTATCAGGAAGTCCATTAAACAACATTTATTCAAACAATTTTGTTGGAACAGCTACACAAGCAAATACTTTAGAAGTGTCAGGAGTTTACCGTGCAGCATCAACAAGTGCCGCAAATAACTCAATCGCTGCTAGAGACGGAAGCGGAAATATCACAGCAAATATTTTTACAGGCACAGCAACTCAAGCTCGTTATGCTGACCTTGCAGAAAAATACACAACTGGTGATACAGAACTAGAACCAGGAACGGCAGTAGCAGTAATAGCCGACGATTGCTGTGAAGTAGGACCTGCTAAAGCTAGTGATATTTGCATCGGTGTTGTATCAACTGATCCAGCGATTATGATGAATAGCGAAGCAGATGGGCAATACATTGCACTAAAAGGACGAGTTCCGGTTAAAGTTGAAGGTCCTGTAAAGAAAGGTCAAGCAGTCTATGCCTGGGATAATGGAATATGTAAAACGGTTGCTACTAGTGCATTAGTAGGCGTAGCACTTGAATCCAACGAAGATATCTCAGTCAAGTTAGTTGAGTGTGTCCTAAAAGTATAAATACTAGCATATATTTTAGGAGTAAGCAATGGCAGTTGGCGACATTATTTCTGTTGCACGATACAATCAGATGCAAGCACGAGCTGCAAAAGTTTTAGGCACAGGAAGCGGAACATTTGGATATGGACAATCAGTTGCAAGTAGTAGCTTACCTACTAACGTAAATAACAATCCAACCGTTGTTAACTCTGCTCATATGCAAAGTTTAAAAACTGATTTACAAAAATCTTATGTTCACCAAAATAATAGTTTTCCAACACTAACCGATGTAGTAAGCCAAGACGATATTACTGATGCTGTATATGTAGAATACGAAACCGTATCAGTTGACATTGAGCAAAATGCTTTAAGTTATAATATAAATCAAATGACAGCACCTGAATCTAAACTTGCTGTTACAAGAACTTCACAATGGGGACATCCTTCGGTTTCTACAATTATTCATGAATGGACTGTAAGTTTTAACAACAACAACCATTTACGAGCATTTTTTAACAGTGGCGGCGAAGTAAGAACTAGAGCAGCATTAAGTGGTGGTTCTGGAGCAAAATATACCAGTTGGGTTGCCATGGTTACAACCGTAGGCGTTGTAAAATTTGCTTACACTGATACCACAGCAAGCTCTGGAACTGATTATAATCGTGGTGCATATGACTTGACAGCTGGTGCAGATTATGTTAATATATGGTATTATGAACCAGGCGCAGGAACTTATGAAAACAATAATATCACATATCAGGCCAAACTTAATTCTGCCGGAAATCAGTTAAGTTTTAAAGTTATTTACAGAGATGGTGATCCAAATGATCCAGGCGACGGCACAGCCGGAATTGATGAAGCAGTAAGTGGAACATTTAGAAGTATTGTTGAGCAACAACGTGCAACAGGTAGTTATGTTGAAGTAGATAGTCCTGCGTATGCAAATACACAAACATTAGGTGAATAAATGGCAAATGTAAATGTAGGAGATAGAGTCAACGCTGATGACTATAATAGCCGAAGAAACATTATTGATGATTTGTATGTTACTAAGTGGGCACAAACATCTCGTTCGGCAGATGTTGCAGCTTCAGTTGATCAAGTCGAAGCAGACCAATTAGAAGAACTATATCTTGATTTACAATCATGTTGGGTGCACCAAACTGGTGCAGTTGAAGCAAGTTTAGCAGTGCCTGCTGTTGGACAAACAATTGGCGCTGACACGTCTCAAGATTACAATCAATCTACAGGTGCGTTTAGTGCAGTATCAAATGGCACATTAATGGGATTTAATGATTTTGAAGCTCTGAATGTAGCAGTATCAAATTATCCAGCAAGTCATTTAAGTTATGATTCTAGTAGTTTTAGTTTAGAATCAACTGCTACTGCCCAAAGAACAACTAATTGGGGCGCAGCCGCTAGTAATAATGATATCTATCATGTTGTTGATGTTGATTGGGCAACAGAGGCTGCAAAGTTGGCTTGGCAAGATGCAAACGGTAGATTACATTTTACAGCCAGTTTAAGCAGCGGCACAGGCGCAAAATCATTAGATTGGGCTGCTCTTTTATCTGCAATGGGCACTGTTTACATTGACAAATACGATGTCAGCGCAACCTCAGGAACATCAAGCGGTATAGGACTTACTAATTTAACAGGCACTTATCAACAGATGTTTTCAAAGTCAGGAAGTGGTGTTTATTCAGATAACAACTATAGAATCTATGGTAAAGTAGTAAGCACCAGTGCTTATAGATTTCGTATAAGATTTTTTGATGGAGACACTGGAACAGGAGATCTTGCTGGTCCAGGAACAGGAACTCCAATTGATGAAGAAGTAAATGGCACACTAGACAGTGCATGTGCAAGTTACAGTCCAGACAGTAGTTTTACCTATAATTCTGTAACTCAAGTAGCAGTCGACCTAACCGGAGTTACCAAAGGTGGAATTGTTACAAATGCATCAGGAACAACTCAAAACAATTTAGGCGATTATTCAGGTTCTGGATTGTTGTAATAGTTGACAAATCGTCTTTTTCTGTGTATACTAATAATGGAGGTATACCATGGATGACAGATTAAAAAAAGCTCTTGATTTTAGTAATTATATGATTACGCTTGACAATCAAAAACGTATCTTGAAAGAAAAATATCAAGAAGATTTACTATATTACTATGGCGGAGGCACATTTATTTCTACAAAAGAACTTATAACGTTTTGCTATAGTATGATATCCGCAGGACAAGAAGATACAGTTATTGTTGACAGCAATGATATTCCTATTAATGTAAATTTACAAGAGTTTGTACAAGGCGTATCGGACACATATTTTAGAGCAAGCAACAAATACTATGTAGAATATGATAAGCTAAAAACAAATAGATCAGTTGAAGGTATTTTTGACACATGAGCAAGGGTGCTCTATTAATTGCATGTAATAACACACAAGTAGATTACATAAAACAAGCAATATTTTGTGCTGCAAGAATTAAACAGTATTTAAATATTCCAGTATCTCTTGTCACAGATAATGCTTCGTATTTAGAAGCAAACTATAAGCATGAGTTTGATAATGTAATTGAAATATCAAGCGAGAATAACAATTATAAAACATACAGAGATGGTGTATATAAAGAGTATAAATTACAATGGAAAAATTTAGATAGACACCGGGCATATGAACTATCTCCATATGATGAAACTATTTTAATGGATACTGATTACATCTTGTGTAATGATTGTTTGAAATATTGTTTTGAACAATCAAATGATATTATGTTATATAAAAATTCTACTGAATTATCAGGATGGAGAGATGTGAGGGAATTTAAACATATATCTGCAAATGGCATTGATTTTTATTGGGCAACAGTAATATATTTTAGAAAAAGTAAACAAACAGAATTATTTTTTAATCTTGTATCACACATTAAAGAATATTGGTATCATTACAAAAATTTATATAGAATCACAGCAAATACGTTTAGGAACGATTTTGCATTTAGCATTGCAATACACATAATGAATGGCCATATGTCAGGCAATTTTGTAAAACAATTACCGGGTAAGAAATATTATACCGTAGATAAAGATATTTGCTTAGATATCAAAAACGATAAAGTAAAATTTTTATTGCAAAAAAAAGATAGTATAGATTATTTTCCTGCAATAGTTGAAGGTTGCAATGTTCATATTATGAATAAATTTAGTTTGAATAGGTTGATTGATGAGCTTTAATTTTACTTTATTTGCACAGAACAGTGATGTTAATTATGTTCAACAGGCAAATGTTGCTGCAATGAGTCTAAAACTAACCAATCCTACATGTAAAATTGCTCTTATAACAAATGATGTAGTTGACGACAAATATAAAGTTTTATATGATCACATTGTAGATATACCTTGGAAAGACGAAGCAGAAAATTCTACTTGGAAAGTTGAAAATCGTTGGAAAATATATCATGCTACACCATTTGATGAAACAGCAGTAATTGATACTGACATGTTGGTTTTGTCTGACATTTCCCATTGGTATGATTTATTAAAAACAAAAAATGTATATTATGTCGATCGTGTATTGACATATAGAGGCGAAGTAGCAGATAATACATACTATAGAAAAGCATTTAGAAATCATCATTTGCCTAATTTATATGCTGGGTTTCATTGGTTCAAAAAATCAGATCAAGCACATGAATTTTTCAAATGGGTTGAAACAATTATGCACAATTGGGAATTGTTTTATGGACAATATGCTGGAGGAAAATATTTCCAAAAATGGCCTAGTGTAGATGTAAGCAGTGCAATTGCAGCAAAAATTTTACAATGCGAAGATCAAATTACTTTAAAAACCAGTTATCCAACTTTTACACACATGAAATTACATAACCAAAATTGGGATAAATTATGGGTAGACAGTTGGCAAAAACAATTAGGCGTGTATGTTGATAATGATTGCAAACTAGCAATAGGCAATTATACACAAAGTGGCATATTTCATTACACCGAAGACAACTTCTGCAATGATCATATAATAAGCACATATGAAAATAAATTAGGAATATAATGTTAGAAGTAAACAAAAAGCGTTATGTATATTTTGATGACGACGGTAATATTACCAGTATCAAAAACAATTATAAAGAGTTAGGTAATTATATTATTGTTGAAATTGATGACGTTTATGATTTAGTTACTGGAAAAGAAGTTGTAAGTAATTATGTTGTGTTGTTTGATACTGTGACTAAACAACATAAATTATCTCATAGATATATCGAAGATGAATACCAGTTTGATATTAATGACCAGATATATCAAATTCCAGTAAATATCCAAGACAGACCAGACGTTGTTATTATTCATAACAAAAAAGAAAAAAAGTGGATAATAGAATTAGACAAAGCAATACAAGATAATCTTTTATCTAATAAACTTAGCTTTAGAGCTGATATGGGATTTAGTATTACAAAAGCACACGATCCTCATGTGCTATATCAATACATTTATTGTGCAATAGATGATTTAAAAAATGGAAAAATAGAAATCAATTTTGCCTCCGATTTAGAACTTGACTCTTCGGCAGTTAGTGTATATACTATAAAAAGATTTGAGAAGTATTCGTATGAGGTTGCAAAATGAGTAAATTTAGAATTTTAGATTATGATATCATATATCTAAGTTATGATGAGCCAAATGCAGAAAAAAACTATGCAGACTTGTGTAGTAAAGTGCCGTGGGCAAAACGTGTGCATGGAGTAGAAGGCAGTGATGCAGCACACAAAGCATGTGCTAAACTAAGCGAAACTGATAGATTTATTACTATTGACGGTGATAACATTGTAAACGCAGACTTCCTTGGTAGAGAGTTTGACTTAGATAATCACGAAGATGCACACTGGAACAGAGAAGTTGCATTTGAAAATTGTGTTGTAAGTTGGAGTGCTAAAAACACAATTAACGGACTTATGTATGGCAACGGCGGAATTAAATGTTGGCCTAAACAAAAAGTTCTCAACATGAAAACGCATGAAAATGCAGATCCTAACAACCCACACGCCCAGGTAGATTTTTGTTGGGACCTAGAATACATACAAATAAATCAATGTCATAGTGAAATCATGAATAATGCTACACCACATCAAGCATGGCGTGCTGGTTTCCGTGAAGGTGTTAAAATGGCATTGGACAGAGGCATGAAACCTACTGTAGAAGCGTTTCAAAAAAATCATTGGAAGAACTTGCATCGTTTGTATATTTGGCTAATGGTTGGTGCGGATGTAGAAAACGGACGTTGGGCTATATACGGTGCTAGAGAAGGGTTATATAAAACAATGTGTACCGACTGGGACTTTGTAAATGTGCGTGATTTTAAATGGTTAAATGAATATTGGGATAGCAAAAATATTGATGAAGATCAAATGGAAGAAAATACAATTGATCTTGGCTACAAGCTAATTGAAGAACTTGATTTGCCTATTGCTGCTGAACCACTAAATGGAAATCAAAGTTTATTTTTTAAAACTGTGTATATGAATCCTTCAAGGATACCACGTAAAGGACGATAATGTCAAATCAAACAGACAGAGTAAAATATATCAATGATATCACAAAGCGGCATTTTTCGCCGACTTTTTGTTTTGCAAAATGGTATCATACAACTATCTACTTGCAAACAGGTGAAACACATAGTTGTTATCATCCAGCACCTCACAAAATTGATATTGACGAGTTGTTAACAAATCCTAGTGCATTGCATAATACACAACATAAAAAACAAGAACGTAAGGAAATGTTAGAAGGCAAACAATGTGCTGGTTGTCAGTATTGTTGGAATGTTGAAAACATGGGAGATGATTATATCAGTGATAGGCATATTCGCAGTGGCAGCATTTATAACGAAGATAGATTAAAAGAGGTAAAGTTTAACAAGTGGGACTTTAATGTAAATCCTGAATATATTGAAATTTCATTTGGTAATGAATGTAATTTCCGTTGCGGATATTGTCATCCAAAAGCAAGCAGCAGATACTACAATGAAATAAGACAACACGGGCCGTATTCACAAAGTAAGAATCATAGATGTGATATTGACTGGTTCCGTATCTATGAAGAAGATTCAAACCCTTATTTACGTGCTTGGTGGAAATGGTGGCCTGAAGTTAGCAAAACATTGAACATTTTACGTATCACCGGCGGCGAACCTACTATGCAAAAAAGCATGTATAGGATGTTTGATGAACTTGAAAAAGATCCAAAGCCACATCTTGAATTAAATGTAAACAGTAATTTTGGCGGCAAAGAAAAACAACTGGAAAAATTTACAGATAGTGTAAACAGTTTGCTTACACAAAATAAAGTAAAAAGTTTTAAGTTGTTTACAAGTTTAGATACATGGAACGAACGTGCAGAGTATATACGTGATGGATTGGACTTAAAAGTGTTTGAGCGCAATTTTGATTACTTTATGCGTAATACAACTGCACCTGTGACATACATGATTACATTTAGTTTGTTCAGTGTCACAACATTCCAAACATTGCTTGAAAAAATATTAGAACAAAGGCGTATGTATAATGATGTAAACAGCGGACGTTGGCAACGTATACATTTTGATACACCTTATTTAAAAGAGCCACTGCAATATGATATAAACATTTTGCCTAAAGAAACTTATATACCTTATATGGAAAGCCATTTACAATTTATCAAAGACAATGTAAAAGAAGGTAGTAAAGAACATTTTAGTGAAATGGAATATGAAAAATTTAGACGTGTTGTTGATTACATGAAAACAACTAGATACGATGTAAACAAAATTAGAGAAGGTCGCAAAGACTTTTGGAACTTCTTCAAAGAACATGATCGTAGACGTGATACAGATTTTGAAAAAACATTTCCTGAAATGAGCGACTTCTTTGCATTATGTAAGGAAGCCAATGAAACCTTCTAAAGATAATTCTTATTGTTATTATCCATTTAAGCAACTTGCAATCAGTCATTGGAATCAAGACGGTATACAATGTGTAAATCCATGCTGTAATATAGCAAGTCCTGTTGATCCTGATCCTCTACAAACAAACAAAAACATACACAATAATGTAGAAGAATTATTCAATCTACCTCAGTTGCAAAATATCCGAACAGAAATGTTGGAAGGAAAATATCCTCAAGCATGCCAAGGTTGTTATAATGCAGAAAAAACTATGGGCAATAGTCCAAGACTTATGTTGGACACAACAGTTGATAACAGATTAGAATGGCTTGACATCCATTTAGGCAATAAATGTAATTTACGTTGTAGAATGTGCCACCCTGCGTTGAGTAATCAACTCAATAAAGATGCAGAGCTTTTTGAAAAAAATGGATACAAATATTGGTGGAGCAGTATACCTGATATTGAACCTCATGATATTAGAATATTATATCCTGTGTTAAAAGACATAACTAATATTAGAGTAAGCGGCGGAGAGCCATTGCTATCAAACCAGTTTTTAGAATTGCTTGATTATTGTATTGACAACGGATATGCTGAAAATATAACTTTGGAGATGCATACAAATGCAACAAAATTTTCAAATGCAAATGTATACAGATTGAATAAATTTAAAAAAATAAATGCAACCTTTAGCATAGACGGTGTTGGTAAAGTATATGAATATACAAGATATCCTTTCTCGTTTGAAATACTAGAAAATAATGTCAAAAACTTTTTTAACAAGATTGACAATTATTCTGCGCAAATCAATTTTGTAGCAACAGTATACAACTTTCTTGATATTAGAAATACTGTAAAGTGGGCAGAAAAATATAACTTTGAAGACATTGTAATTACAAATGTATTTCCAATTGAACGAGCAATTGATGTCTGTTGGCTGCCTAATAATTTATTATTGTATGGCAGGGTTTTGATAAATGGACTAGGGTATCAAACACAAAGCTTCAATAATTACCTTGCATCATGTATTCATAATAATAAGTATAGTGTAGATAAAATACGTGAATTAAAAATAGAAACCATGCAGTTTGATAAAAATAGGCAACAATCTTATAAAACATATTTGCATCCAGAATTAGTAAAGGTATTAGATTCTGTATGAAAGATGATCATCTAAAAAGCAGTAAAACTTTTTGTATGTTTCCTTGGCTACACTTAAACGTGACGCCAAAAGGAGATGTATATCCTTGTTGTAGCAGTGACTATGTTGAACCTTTTGCTAATGTAAAAGATACCACATTGGAGCAAGCATTTAACACTGAACGTATGAAAAAATTACGTTTGGATATGCTTGCTGGCAGGAAAAACGAAGCCTGTGAATTTTGCTACAAGCATGAAGAAAGTTCACCATACAGTTTTAGAAAATACAGCATTGAAAAGTTTGCTGACAAATACGATGATTTAGTGCCTTTTACAAACGAAGACGGTAGCCTTGATAAATTTACAATGGCTTATTATGACATACGTTTTAGCAACATTTGCAATTTCAAATGCAGAACCTGCGGCAGCGAATTTTCCAGCAAATGGGGGCAAGAACACAAAGAACATGATGCTCCACCTCCTGGATTTCGTGTAGTGCAACATGCTGACGAAAGCGGCAAGTTGTTGGATCAAGTTCTTGAACAAATACCCAATATTGAACTTGCATACTTTGCAGGTGGCGAGCCATTGATCACAGATGAACACTACACAATACTTGAAGAAATGATTGCTAATGGTAGCTGTAAAGATATAACATTACGCTACAACACAAATATGAGCAACTTTAAATACAAAAAGTATGATATACTTGATATGTGGAGCAATTTCAAAGGTGTAGAAGTCAGTGCAAGTTTGGACCATTATGGCAAAAAAGCCGAATACATACGCAATGGCACTAAATGGTTTACAGTAGAAAACAATCTACGCAAAATTAGAGATGTAGACTTTATTGATTATCAATTCAACTGTGTATTAAGCAACTTGAATTATGTCACACTGGGTGATTTCTTTACATACATGATTGATCAAGATTTACTCCGCAAACACGATTACATCAGCATTTATCATTTGTTAAATCCAAGTTTTTACAGTGCGCAAAATTTGCCACCAGAAGAAAAAGAAAAAGGCACACTGGGATTGTTAAAACTAATCAATCAAATCAAAGACGAATATTGGTGTGTGCAGCATGTAGAAAATGCAATGCGTTTTGCAACCAGTGCTCATACTTGGGATGAACACGGCAAAGAGTTTATACATAATACTAGTAGACGTGATAAAATTCGCAATGAGAATTTTGTTGAAGTATTTCCAGAACTTGCAGGATTAATGAATGGATAAAGAACATCTATTAAAAAAGAATAAAGCGTTCTGTATCCTGCCTTGGATACACATGCACGCCTGGCCTGATGGTAGAGCTATGCCTTGCTGTATTGCAGACAGTGATCAACCTTTTGGCAATGTAAAAGAAAACACTATTGCAGAAGTATGGAACAGCGACAAGTATCGAGAACTACGTCTTGCTATGTTAAAAGGTGAGAAACTGGATTGCTGTAGACGTTGCTACGAACTTGAAGACAGCACTTACATTTGGACATTGCGCAAAAATCACAATCAATGGTTTGGTGATAAGCATTTTGATTTGGTAGAAAAAACAAATGCTGATGGCAGCATTGACGAAATGCGCATGGCATACATGGACATACGTTTCAGCAATATTTGCAATATGAAGTGTAGGACATGCGGGCCTGAGTTAAGCAGTTTACATGCACAAGAACACGGTGAACTATATGGCAAACACGAAGTTGCAAACATACTCAAAAACAACGGCAGCATTATTGTTAATGTTGCAAAGCACAATAACTTTTGGGATGAATTGCAGCAATACTTGCCTGATGTTGAAGAAGTATACTGGGCAGGTGGTGAGCCACTGATTACAAACGAACACTATAAGATTTTAGATCATTGGATTGAAACTGGCAAAACAGATGTAAGATTACGCTATACCACAAACTTCAGTAATTTAAGATTCAAGCAAAAAAGTATTATTGATTATTGGAGAGAATTTCCTGATATTCAAGTTAGTGCAAGTTTAGATGCAATGGGTGCAAGAGCAGAATTTATGCGTCATGGAACACATTGGGAAACTGTAGAGCGTAATAGACAAGAAATGCTTGAAGCATTGCCTAACATACACTTTGAACTTACTCCTACTATAAGTTTGTATAACGTGTGGAATTGGCCTGACTTTCATATGAATTGGGTAGAACGTGGATTAGTAGACATTGAAAATTGTAGATTAAACATGCTTACAGATCCTGACTTTATGAGACTTGATAGTATACCCAATGATTTTAAAATAGAATTACGCAGCAAGTATATTGATTACAAAGCATGGGCATATGATAAAATCAAAGATCGTATTGCTACAAAGCCTGATGTTGTAAAAGATGTATTAGGAAAAATTGATAGTGTTATACAGTTTATGAACACTGGCAAACTTGATACTGTAAAACTAAAGCAATTCTTTGAAAAAAATCACGGATTAGATCAACATCGCAAAGAAGATTTTTGGGCAACATTTCCAGAGTTGGAGTGGCTAAGAGCATATGTCTAATTTACTAAAAATCACACCAATGTCAGAACCTTATGCTACCATTACGTGGCAAGTGAATAACTTTTGTAACTTCCAGTGCAGTTATTGTAATCCAGGAAACTGGGCAGGTGATAATCGCAACAATGGAGCTCTTGATACTTACAAAGAAAATGTAAGAAATATATTTCAACAATATCAAGACCGAGGCTATAAGTATTTTAAAATATTTTACAGCGGAGGAGAACCTACTCATTGGGAAAACTTTATTCCACTTACTGAATACTTGAAAGAAGAATTAGGTGATAGTCTTACTGTTGCTGTAAACACAAACCTATCAAGGCCTTTACGTTATTGGGAACAGCATTATCATTTGTTTGATGACATTGTTGCAAGTTTTCATGTAGAGTTTAGCAAAAAAGATCGTTATATTGAAAATGCAAAATTTTTATGCGACAAGGTTGATTATCTTTGCACAAAGATGCTAATGCACGAAGAACGCTTTTGGGAAGTAAAAGAGTTTGGAGAACGGGTGCGCAAAGAAGTGCCAAACTATAACTTAGAATGGACTCCACTGTTTGATGAAATGAGTGTAAATGCAGGCCCGTGGGAATACAAAGATCCTGCAAAAGTAGAGTTTTTAGAAAAAGCACAATTTGAAAGTGTGCAAACTATTTCGAAACCTCACAGACAAAACAAAGCAATTAGCAATGCACATTACGACACAGGAATAGAACCTGTAAACAGCAATAAAATTATTGCTGCCCGACAAAACTTTTTTGCTGGGTGGAAATGTTTTGTAGATGATGCACTTTTTATCAATCCACGTGGTGATATCAGTAGTGCGAGTTGTGGCGTAGGTAATAATCACGGAAATATATTAGATAAAGACTTGACATTTGATTTGCAACCAGTTATATGTAGTAAACAACATTGTCATTGTGGAACTGATATAATTATTCCAAAGGAACCTATTAATGATTGATCATTTGTTTATTAACGGGTGCAGTCATACAGCTGGAAGTGAAATTGAAGGCAGTGGTATAGGCGAAGGCAACTATAACAGAGAAAATTGTTATTCTGCACAAATAGCAAAAAAACTTAATTGGAAATATACAAATATTGCCATGCCTGGCGGCAGCAATGATTATATCAAAAGAACAACATTACTTTGGATATTAGATAATCCTAAACAAGCAAAAACCACACATTTTTTTATTAATTGGACAGGTGCTGAACGCACTGAATATTTTTATGATCATTTGGATGAGCACAGTGACACAAACAAGTTTATTCCTTATACACCTGATAAAAATGTATTACATTTGCATCCTCAACATTATCCTGATTGGGCTCCAGTTTCTATACGTAAAAACTTAGATTCATTAAGTAAACATCTTTTTATTAATCCTGTGCAATGGCAAGTAAACAGGTATATGAATATAATTGAATTACAAAGTTTTTTCAAAGCAAATAATTTAAGTTATACATTTAGGAATAGTTTTCAAGCATGTGAAAATTCTAAAAGATACAAATATTATGCTGATAAAATTGACAAAGAAAATTTTTTATATTGGGATGATGAAAATTACAGCTTTTTTGAAAATTGTCTAAACCAAGGACACAGTGTTGAAGGACAAATGTATTGGCATCATAGATTGCCTGCTCATACATACTGGGCTAATGAACTTTGGGAATCTAATTTTAAATTGTATTCATCAAACCATTTATAATTCTTTTGCAAAACATTATAATTGTGCATCAACCTTGGTATCAATTTTTTGTAAATTTTCCTACAATCTTCTATACTAAATGAATCTATATATTTTATAGTATTACAAACTTCTACCAATCTGTCGCTTGTGCATTGGATATCATCATAATCTTCAGGCCAAAAGTCACTGAATGTTTTGTATCCCATTTCTTTCAAATATTTTAATGTGTGTGGTGCTGCTACTAAAACAAATGGTCTAAAACTTTTCATTGCATTGAGTGTCTTTTCGCTGACATTTGGCCAAGGTTGAGTAACTCTACTTTCGTTTATGATTGCGCAAAACACACGTTCGTAGGTTTTATATGGATCTTGTGTTCTACGTCTGTTATACATACCTGGCGTATTGTAATCAGGATCGCCTTGTTTTAAATCGCAAGATATAGGATTTTTAACTTCAAAACTCAAAGGAAGTTGTGGTTGCAATAATTCATTTCCTTTTAATAGTGATTGACTCATAGCAGGATGTTTATTTGCAAACTTTTCCCAATCAAACCACATATTTGCAATCATGTCTTCGTTGCTTGATTTATGATAAAAACTAATCTCGTTATCTTTTGTCAATCCTTCGCTTGCAAGAAATGCTGTTATAAAATGTCTACTTGGATCATATCTCCATGACCCACTAAAAAACTTCTTTCTAATTTTTTTATATTCTATAACTGGATAGATATCACCTGGAAGCATGCCACTTCTGTTATATTCTTCTTGTAATTGAAATCTACTACTATACCAACTTACAAATAAATCCATGCTTCTTAATTTTATATAGGGATATATTTTTTGATAATATTCCCAACTTTTATGATCAGTGCAGTATACATACAAATCTATGTCATTTTCTTTAGCCCATTGATTTAATGTATCAAGTTCGTAGCATCTAATTTTGTTTAATTTTTCAGGCTCGTTGTCAATTTTAAGAATATGAGGTTCTAGTTTTCCCCAAGGATTAGGAATATAGTGTGTAAGCACTTCCATAAAGAAAAAATGCACACGCTGAGTTTTCAAAATGTTGGTGTGTGTATCACTTATAAAAAGTTTATCTAGATTAGGAATATTATGAGTGCCATTGTAGATTATTAATGGTTCTTTAAATTTACCAACAAAACTTTCTTTGGTAATATCCATCAGCATTTCTATTTTGCTTATTTGTCGCAACGGTGCTCTATTACCGTCTTGCATTATTAGCTCAGGTAGGCATTTATTTCTTGGGCTAAAGTAAAGACAATTAAACCAGTTATATGACACTATGACTCCGATGTTTTTTAAATATACGTAGTTATTTATTTGGAGTAATTTTTATGGCCCTCTATTTTCAAAAAAATAGTCCTTTGCTAGTTGATCGAGAAACAAACGGTAAAAGCATGTATTTTTTCTCAACCGACGATCAAGACGAATATAAAAAGAATTGTAAAAAAATGCCAAAAGACTGGAAATATCATAAAGAAACAATTCAATATAATTTTAACAGCCTAGGTTATCGAACGCAAGAAATAAATGATATTTCAAAACCTTTTCTACTTGCAACTGGATGTAGTTATACAGAGGGTGTTGGGTTAAACACTGAAGATATATGGTGTAGTATGTTAGCAAATGAGTTGCAACTTGATTTAGTCAATATAGGAAAACAAGCTAGTAGTCCTGAAGTTCTACATTTTAACAGTCTTTTATGGAAGTTAAATAATTTACCCTTGCCAAAATTAGTAGTAGCACAGTGGCCACAGATTACAAGAAAACAATTTGGATTTGAAGATGATGATGGCAGTATTCGTTGGAAAGATATGAGTGGAACAAGATCAATTGACGGAAAATGGTGGGGCAAAAGATACATTCAAGACATAGGAGAACTTAAAAAATCTGTGTTTGCAAGTATTGAAAGCTTCAATCTAGTATGGCAAAGTTTAGGAGTTCCTGTTGTAAACTTTACTTGGGAAGGAGAACTAGATTTTTTATTAAGTGTTGATATGCAATATATTAATCCTACGTCAGGAAGCATGGAGGCTAGAGATTGTATGCATGACGGAGTTGAATTTCACAGACAAACTGTGGATCAATTATTAGCCTCTAACAAGATCTAATGTGCAACAATGAAAACACCCACCTAGTGTTCTAGCATGACGCAGCGGTAGCATAGCACATTCAATACCATGTGCTTCTAATGCTTTACGTGTTGGTTCTTGATGTTCTTCTAACACAACAAGATTAGGGTTCACACTAAACAAGTTTACATTCCAAGTCCATATACTGCTATTACACAGTCCAGGATAGTGTCCAGCATCAACAGGATCTGGTGCCCAAATTACATCCCAGGTGTTGAATGGTGCAGGCAAAACGTCCATGCTTTTAATTCTACTTGGATTAGCAAGTAATAGTCCTTCACGTAAGAAAGCAATGGTGCTGTCAATGTGCATATAACTGTAAACATCTTCAAGGCGATGAACACGTATGTTGCCTGGCTCAGAAAAACTATTTTCAGGTTTGTTTATCCATGTGCTTAAATAAGCAGCACCTGCTTTGTTGCCACTATTGCTTACCAAATACAAAATATCGTCGTTGGCTCTAATTGCGTTAGCAGCGTCAAAGCATGGTGCTACTTCAGTGAGGGCAAGGCGATCTGGATCTCCGACACAGGATTCGTCATACAATCCTGTTCTGTCTATGCTGTGTCCTATTTCAATAGGAGCAACACCAGGCAGTAGATGTCGCCATTCTGTTTCTCTTGCTGCGAGGGCCATTGGAGCAGCAAAAGCTCTGTTGCCATGAACAAATACAGTATCACGTGGGCAGTAGTTATAGTATTCAACTTCTGGTGTGCGCTTAGGTCTGACAACTTCGACACCTTCGCCTTCTAAAAACTTTACAAAAGTTTCAAGATCTTCGTTTGATTCTTCTACAACTTGATCAGGATATAGACCAGCCTTTACATCACTTACATCCTGCCTGTCTGCGTAATTAATTACACGTAGACTTTCGTCCATCTCAGGAATGCGGCAATAGTCAGCGACTCCAACACAAACCTTTTTCAATGGATCCCATTCGTTTACACTATAAATATTCATACAGTATTTAAGGCAATATATGCGCAGATTATTCACATTTGGTTGCAGTTTTACTCATTACTATTGGCCTTGTTGGCCTGAAATTTTAGATAGAGAATTAACTGACACACAAGTTTACAATTATGGTTTAGCAGGTATAGGTAATGTTGGTATTAGCTATAGAATTATGGAAGCTGATGTAAAACATAAATTTACAGTAGACGATGAAATTATGATATTATGGACCAGTTGGAATCGAGAGGATAGAATACTTGGCGAAGGATTTGCACAATACGGCAATGTTTTTAGTAATATAGGTGAACGTATTTGGAATAAGTATCACAAGTATTTTTGGAATTGGGAACACGATATTGTAAAAAATGTCACTGCTATAAATCAAGTAAATGGCACATATAAAGATTTAATAAAATTTCAAGCAAGTGCATTTAAGTCTTCTTGGGAAGATACTGAAATAGCTGGACCTGTTGTAAATAATTTGTATAATAAATTTGCTGCTACATTACCAGAAATGAAATATTTTCAAGCAGAAAAAGGCAGTAAATCTTTTGGTGTTTTAGATGATTCACATCCTGATATTATAGATCATTTAGATATAGTTGAAAATATTATAGGCGTTGAAGTATCCAATGAAAATAAAAATTATTGGCAAAATTTGCAAAAACAAATACAAGATGGTAAAAAAATAGAAGATGTATTTGATTTTAATCCAAGAGAGTTTATGAAATGAATTTCCCAATTGATAATAATGGATGTATTTGGTGGTTTGTATGGGCTCATAGTGTGAGTGTCCAAATGGCTGACGAGTTAAAAAAAGAAATGCAACGTCCTGAATGTAAAACTTTATATTTGATAGGATTTGAAGAATATGAAATTATTTACATTTTTAATGATAAAAACTCTTGGAAAGAATTTCTTGCATTTGCAAATGAAAATAATGTAAATGTTTATTTGTTTAGACCAGCATACTTAGGTAAATTAAATCATAGACATTACATTACACAAGGTAAAAACTTAGTGCAATTTATGCATTACTTTGCAAACGCAGTTTTACATTCTCATATAGATCGAAATTGGAAATTACATAAAGTTAATAAACCAAAAAAATTGTTTACAAGTTTAAACAATAGAGGGCATCCTCATCGATGTATTTTTATGGATATGTTGTATAAAAACAAATGTGAAAATTATGGTCACATTTCTTGGTCAACAAACAATATTTCACAAGAACACCAATGGAAATATTTTACTGATTATATGATTGCTAAAAGATTAGATTGGAAAGGAAGGGACGGCGAAATACTATACCCTCCAGAGCAATTTAGTGATAGTGCATTGAGTGTAGTTTGTGAAAGCAACACAGAATGTTTGTTTATGACAGAAAAAACTTTTGTGCCAATCTTACATCAACGTCCTTTTATTACATTTAGTGTGCCTAACTATCATAAAGCACTTGTTGAATTAGGATTTGATTTATATGATAATCTTTTTGATTATAGTTTTGACAGTATAGAAGACGATGAAGCCCGTGCAGATGCAGTGTGGCAACAGGTAGCAAAATACAAGGATCATAATTATTCACGCATATATGATGCTTGCGAATATAAAATAAAACATAATTTTCAACATTTAATTGAAATGATTAAATCAACTGAAAATATATTTCCTCCAGAAGTATATAAAAATTTTTCTACTACTAATAATGAACATTTTAATAATCATTATAAAGATAAAATATTTTTTGATTCAAAACGTATAAACAAATGGATTATTCAAAATGGATAGATTATTTGCTTTTGGTTGTAGTTTTACAAGGTATGGCTGGCCTACATGGGCAGATATTATGGCACTTGATAAAGGTGTAGACTTTTATAATTTTGCAATTGCTGGCTTGGGTAATGTTGGTATTGCAAGTAGGGTGTTTGAAGCAGATGCTAAATTTAATTTTACAGAACATGATAAAATTGTAATACTATGGTCTGGTTTTGAAAGATTTGACTGGATAACAAATACTCATTGGGAAAATTATGGAAGTGTGTTTCATGCACCAAAAGAACGTAGGCTTTGGCATCAACGTAATTGGAGTGTAACTAACGATATTGTAAGAAACTATACCTCTATTTTATCAGTAAATAAATCTTTTAAAGAAAACATATTATGGCAAGCCCATGCATTTGATCCAATACTTGCAGAACACGGATTATCTGGTATAGATTATTCTCAACAAGATCTAAAAATTGCAAAAGGCTTAAAAAATTTATATGACAAAAAGCTACCTAATATTACAGTTAGAGAATTTGACGATTTGAAATTATGTTTTAAGGTTGTAGAAGATATTCATCCAGATATTGCTAGTCATAAAAATTTATTAGTTGAAAATGTTTACAAAGACTTAGGCTGGACATTAACTAAATCTACACATAAATTAATAGACCAATTGCAACATGATATTGAGATATATGTTCAAACAAATCGTATTAAGGATTCGCATATATTGCAAGATTATTTGTGCAGAGAGCTACGTAAAAACGACAAATACCAACCTATTCACAGATTATTCAAATCATATGAGCTACCTGATCATATATATTAGGATAATCTTTCCATGTCCACAATTTTGGAGTAGACCTAATAGCATCTGGCAGTTTGTCTAAACCTAATTGTGCTGTTTCTGGCGTCATGTAATAATGGTAACCCATACTGTTAATATCTTGTTCTGCCCAAGGAGCATTTCTGTGTCTACCGTCATATCCTAATTTTATTAAATCATCTTTTTCTTCTTTGCTGCTTAACAAAATCATGCCACCTCTGCCTAAACTAAGATGCTTCCGGTATTGAAAACTCAAACACATGTAACTATCTTTTATATAACTGTTTCGTCTCCATAAAACAGCAGCATCATATATGTTGCTGTGTAAGTTATAATATTCTTCCCATCTACAGTTAGCCCAAGATACAGTTGCTCCTATTTTTTTAGCTGCCATTGGCACACTTAAATATGTTTGTTTTGGAACCGTAACATGTTTTATTTGTTTATAACGCAAAACTAATTCAATAGCATGAGTGCAGCAGTCGGTGCTTACAGCATACGGAGCACCAAAAAAATCTGCTATTTGTCTTTCAAACTCATCTACAATATCGAACATAATGTATTTAACCACCAGATCTAATAAACATATACTTAATGGATTGTAAATATAGTAAGGAGTTTTACATGAAAATATTACTAACTGGATCTAGCGGATTTATCGGACAACACTTGTTGCCAAGATTACAAGCAATTGGAGAAGTCCATGAGCTTAAAACAGATTTAACACATCACACAGGAATACAACAAGAAGTAAAGTCAGTGAATCCTGACATTGTAGTTCACCTTGCTGCTAGAACTGAAGTGCAAAAAAGTTTTTATGAACAAGTAAGTTTTAGTGAAGTAAATTATGTTGGCACAGTTAATCTTATCGAAGCATGTAGACAACTTAGCACGTTACCTTATTTTGTATTTGCAAGCACAATGGAAGTTTATGGCTGGCAACCTATTTCAGATGAAGTAGAAAAGACCGGAACTTATAAAGAAAGCGTTGCTTTTGATGAATATACTCAGCCTAATCCAAATGCTCCTTATGCTGTTGCTAAGTATGGTTGTGAAAAATATTTAGAATATGCTGGTAGAGCATACGGTTTGCCTTGGGCAAGTTTTAGACAAACAAACAGTTATGGACGTAAGGACAATGATTTTTTTGTGACAGAACAAATTATTGCTCAAATGATCAAAGGTGATACTTGTAATTTAGGATACGCAGAACCATATAGAAACTTTATTTACATTAGTGATTTGTTAGATGCATGGATGGCAGTCATTGAAAACAGAGATGCATGTAAAGGAAACTTCTATACAATTGGACCAGATGATCCTCGTAAAATTAGACACTGTGCAGATTACATTGCTGAACAATTGAATTGGACAGGAAAAATAAATTGGGATACAAAAGATCCACGTCATGGTGAGATTTGGTGGCTCAACAGTAATCACAACTTGCTTACAAGTAAAACAGGGTGGACGCCTAAAGTATCTTATGAAGAAGGTATTGAAAGGACCATCCACCATTGGAAATCGATACTGACCTAGCTTATTCAAATAAAAAACATACAAGGTATACAAACCCTTTTGGTTTGCAATATCTCCCCTATGAAGAATGGCAAGGCAACGGAAAATATTTTTTTATTGAACATTTTAGACGCAGAGAAGAACTGGACTACATAAAAGAACTGCACAAACCAAATGTATTTTTGATACTACATGATATTTTAGAAGGATTTGCCTACAGAAGATTTAGTAAAATTGATAGTTTTGTTGTAAAAAATAATTTACAAGGAAAAGTGTTTTTCGCAACTTCTCTTTTAGATGCAGAAAAAGAATATGCTAAATGGCCGCTTTCTGGAAATTTTAAAACGTTTTATTATCCAGAATGGTATCATAGAGTGTATGATAATTTAATAGATTATCGTTTACATAAAATAAAATATCTAAAACCAACATACTTTTGTTGTCTTAATAATCGTCCTCACCCTCACAGACTACAAACGGTGACACTAATAGATTATTTTGATTTATTAGATAAAGGCATAGTCACGTGTTTAGATACACAATACGAAACTCTTAACAATCGTATGCCATATGAACAAAATGTTATGTCTTATAATCAAAATTATACACAAGAAATAAGTTTTATACTGAATAATCAAAAAGAAATTACAAAAACAAAATTACCATTGAATTTTGATACAGAAGATTTTTCTCGTGGAAGTAGACCTCATGATTACAATAATATGATTTACAACGAATGTTTGATAAATGTAGTTACTGAAACACATTATGGCAAAGAACACAATTTACATCATCATATATTTTTTAGTGAAAAAATATGGAAACCAATTGTTTGTAAACAAGCATTTATAATGGTTGGACCTCAATATAGTTTAAGATATTTACGTGAGCTTGGCTTTAAAACTTTTGATAGCATATGGGACGAAAGTTATGACGAGTTGCCTGAAGATAAAAGACTTTACAAAGCTATAGAAACATTGTATAATATAATTAATAAGCATAGTGTGGAAGAACTAAACAGCGTTACATTAGAAATACGTAAACACAATTTTAAACACTTCCAAAAAATAAGAAAAGAAATGGTTAAAACATGCTGGTAAACTTGGACGATGTGGCATTTTGGATGGACGCTGTGCGTAACAGTGAAAATCATTTTGGAGTGCTTGAAAGTTTTTGGAAAGGTCAAATACAAAGCAAAGTTTGGCTTATTGAAAAACTAACTGGTTATGCACCCATAAAACCTTTGGACATAGTTATCCACGGCGGCTGGAATGGAGTGTTAAGTAGTTTACTGTTCAATAGTAGACTTGACATTAATGATATACGCAGCATTGATATTGATCCTAGCTGCGAAGAAACAGCAAACATGATGTGTAAACGTCAAGAAATGATAGGCAAGTTTACAGCAATTACCGCAGACATGTGCAAATATAAATATGAGTATGAGCCTGACGTAGTTATTAACACAAGCACAGAGCATATTACCCAAGAACAATACAACCGTTGGTTGAGTAATGTGCCTGATAATAGTTTGCTTGTGTTACAAAACAATAATTATAAAGAAGTGTCAGATCATGTTAGGTGCTATGATAGCCTACACGAATTTGTTAAAGCAAGTGAGCTAGGAGATATAATGTATAAAGATACACTCAACTTGCCATTATATGATAGATACCTATTGATCGGACGTAAATGAAAGATTTTTTAGATTTATTCAACAATAGACTAAAAGCAGAAGCAACAGAAACATTTTGCGCTTTGCCTTGGATACACATGGCAACACGACCTAATGGAGATATGCGTTTGTGCTGTAGTGCTAATGCCAGCGGAGCAGGCACGGATCATACAGTGGGTATTGTAAAAGACGATAGCGGACAGCATATAAACTTTGCAACAACATCTCCTATGGAAGCATGGAACAGCGAATACATGCGTAGTGTTAGACGCACTATGATGGACGGAAAAATACCTGCAAGTTGTAGTAAATGTTTTGCTGAAGAATCAAAAGGTGTAGTAAGCAAACGTGTGTGGGAAACAGGAACGTGGATGGAACGTGGTCTTGATATACAAGATTTATTAAACGAAACACACAAAAATGGATACTACAAAGAAGAACTACAATATTTAGACCTACGTCTTGGGCATACTTGTAATATCAAGTGTGTAATGTGTTCGCCACATGATAGTAGCAAGTGGGTAAAGGACTGGAAAGTATTAGAGCCACAGCTAGAAGATCCAGAAGTCAAAAGACAGATGCAGTGGGATAAAGCTGCTTTCAACAACAAGTGGCATGAACAAGAAATATTCTGGGACGACTTATACAAACAAATACCCAATCTACGTGAAGTATACTTTGCTGGCGGCGAACCACTAATGATTGCTGAACACAAAAAGTTCATTGAAGAAATTGTTAGACAAGGATACAACAAACGCATACGTCTACGCTACAATACAAATGGCATATTGGTCGATAAAGATTTAATTGAGTTGTGGAGTCATTTTGAAATAGTAAAAGTAGGTGTTAGCATGGACGCTGCTGGACCACGCAACAACTACATACGTTATCCTACTGACTGGGATACAGTAGAACGCAATTTACACATTTTGGATAATACACCAGACAACATACGCCCAAGTATTGCTACTGCTATACAAATTTTCAACATAAAACATTTGCCAGATTTTATACATTGGAAAATATCACAGGATTTTAAAAAAGTCAACACAGAAGAAATCCGAGGTGTAAAAGCAGGCGGCGGCTTAGTGAACATGCACCTACTATACATACCAACGTTTTTGAGTATACAAATATTGCCCAAAGAGGACAAAGCAGAAATACGTGAATTGTTTGGTAAATTTAAAAACTATCTGCGAGATAATTGGACAACGGACTCTACCTTTTGGGAACACAATCCTTATGGTTGGAGACGCTGGGAAGCAATATTGAATCACATGGACGCAGACGACAAGAGCCACGTGCTGCCAGGGTTCAAAGAATATGTAAACAAACTAGATGCTATCAGAGGAGTTGATGCTAAAACAGTGTTTCCTGAATTAGCACATTTGTTATGAAGCATATTGAAAATCACGATACTGACTTTGTCATTGAATTAGACTTGGGCAACACTTGTAATTACCGGTGTAGCTATTGTTTTCCTGGTGCCAATGAAGGCACAGTGCGCTGGCCTGACGTAGGTAGATTAGAAACAGCACTGCTGAAATATATCAAGCAACATGACAGACCCACTAGACTGTATTTGATTGGTGGTGAGCCTACACTGTGGAAACACCTACCGAGGTTGTGTAATACACTTAAAATGGCACATGATATAAAAATATGCTTGAGCACCAATGCCAGTCAAAGTCTCAGTTGGTGGAGAAGACACTGGCATTGTTTTGATGTGGTCCATATCAGTCTACATCATGAATCGGGAAATCCTTCTCATTGTCTCAGTGTTGCCGAATTGTTATACGATTACCGTGTAGAAACAAATATTGACGTGTTGATGGATCCTGAACACTTTGAACGCTGTAAGACGCTTGTAGACGCTGTAACGGGCGGTATAAAGCTGTTTCCAGTGCTTGCTAAAACTGTTTTGTATGATGGCAAACATCGCTATAACGAGGAACAACTCGAGTATGTGCGTGATCCAATCAAGCAATATCCTGATATGGATTGGTATCAAGAAGTCCAACGCAAACCAAGGACTGAATTCAACATAGACGGAGTAGCACACACAGATGACAACTACTTTATGGTTAATGATCTAAATCACTTTGAGGGTTGGCAGTGTAATTTAGGTGTTGATACGGTAAAAATAGATAGGCAGGGCAATGTCGGCGGCAATTGCGGAACTGATCTTGGCTACAACATCTATGATTTACCCGATATTGAAATCAAACCTGTAAAATGTAGTAAATACACATGTCCATGTAGCGGCGAAACAATAACCACCAAGTGGAGAGCACATGTTTGATACACTAATACCAAAAGACGACAGAATATTCCAAGTTGCTTGGGAAAGCACACTGAAATGTAATCTTGATTGTGCGTATTGTGGCGATGGCCATGACAACAACACAGAACATCCTAGTTTAGGAGAGTGTAATGAGACTGTGGATTTTATATTTCGCTATGTTGATCTCAAAATGTCCGAGCGTCCTGAGTCAGCCAGGCAAGCCAACTTAAACATACAAGGCGGTGAAAGTTTATTCCATCCACACATAGTTGATATACTGAAATGGATAAACTTCAAAAGACAAAAATACGATTGGTATATGGGCATAGCATTTATAACCAATGCTGTAGTTGGCGTAAAACAGTGGACCAGAGTATCTGAGTTTGTGGACTACTACACAATAAGTTATCATGCCAGTGCTACCCAAAAACAAAAAGACATGGTTAGACAAAACATCATGTATTGTAAAGGCAAAGACAAAAACTTTTGTGTAAACATCATGATGGATCCAAGACACTGGGCGGACTGTGTTCAAATGATTGAATGGTGTAAGGCCTATCACATACCACATCTGCCAAGACAGATTGATCATCATTGGTTAGACATGCGTTGGAACTACTCTGCTGAACAAGCAGAATATTTACTGGGACGTAAGATTTCGATCAAAGACAAAATTTCTCATGCGCTGGTAAAAGGACTTAACCTCAGTGCTGAAGGAAGAGCCTGCTGCGGTGGCAAAACACTGTGCGCCAGTGGCTGTGATACCAAACGTGTAGACAACAGATTTAAAAATTGGCATTGTAGTGTAGCAGATCACTTTTTGTATATTAGACAAAACACAGGCGAAGTGTTTACCAACAAAGACTGTAGGATGAATTATTCAAGCAGTGTAGGACCTATTGGCAACTTGAACAACCCAGATGCTATGCTCACATCAGCACACAATCGCGGCATAGTTTGTAAAAAGTCAAGTTGTTGGTGTGGTATATGTGCGCCTAAAGCACGAACTAAATCACAGTTTGATGCCATGATGGCAGATCTAAACCGTCAAAATCAGTAAGGGTAAGATCTTTCACAAGCCCTGTTTCTGGTTGCCAAGGTTGTATACCCTCTGCTGCCCGTTGATCAAATATCACAGTAGCATCACCTAGTTCTTTTTGTAAAGCAAGTATCAATTTATTTTCTTGCTCTACTCTATAGCGTAAACTATACATAGCAGCAGTGCCTTCATAGCAAAAAACATTGCTCATGTCAATCACTGTGCCTTGAGGATTGTCTTTGGGTATGTGTGCTACAAAGTCATCAGGTGTGTTCACAGGATCAATGTGTATGCCGCCGCCTGCTGCTTCTAATGCTGCCAAATTGTAATCATAGTAAATGTGTTCAGCAGCAGGTCCACGTTGTTCCGCAGCAGCAGGATTAGCAGGTGCTACAAGACGCATAACAGGTGTGTCATACACTCTTGGATAGTTGGGCTTGCCTGTTGCTTGTGTGTGAACATGTGTGGTCAAACAGTAGTTGTATTTTTGATAGATATAGCTAGAAGTTTCTCCTGACCTGTATTGATAAAACTTGCCCTCACGTTGATCTTTGCTATACGCTTCTATGGTGCGATGGTTGTCCAGCAGTGTTTTGATTAGATTCCAACCTGCTTGTTTGTGTTTGTAGTTTACAATGATTTTTCCAGAGCCTACCCATGTTGGTAGGTAGTCGTCATGTATGCTATCATGACTACGCATTGGTTCAAGTGCTTGGTAATCAGTAAAGAACTGTGATTTTCCAAACTTAGGACAGCCTAGGTCAACATATGTTTGTAAGTTGATGCTGAAACACTGTGGGTGTATGCCATAGTAAGCATCTCCACCGTCCAGTATGTGACACAGCAAATCATATTCTTCAGGATGGGTGTCAAAAAACTGTGTGCCGTTGATAAATTCTGTGCCAGCACTGATAACAACAGCATGATCGTATTTGCCACAGGCACGTTGTAGCAGTTTGTCTACATTGGTATGTTCAAAAACAGTATAGCCCTGGCCAGTTAAGTTGCTGATTGTGTAGTCAGCACGGTTTACAACCAGTTCTCGGTCCACTGTGTATTCAGCAACATCGTTGACAATACATACACAGGTTTTACGATCAGTGAATTTGCTTGGATATACGTTCATGTTGTTTACGATAACTATCTACAATTAGTTGACAGTATTCTTTCTTACGATTGCCCAAATAGCAGTGTGCTATAATGTGTATTCTTGGACGGTCACTAAAGTTTACTACACTGTGATCACGGAATATGTTTACCAAACACATCTTGCCAGACTCAAAAGGAACTACACCAGCATCCTTTAAGGTCATGTGACAATCGTCAGGATGATCCACAGCAATGTTAACAGGAATAGGAAAATCAAAAAGATTTTCTGAAGTTACCATGGGTGAAAAGTCATTGTGCGGTGATATCCAACCACCGGGTGCTAATCGCATAAAGCGTATTCTAGCAAAGCGTTCTGCTGGAAACACACTCTCAAAAAACATACGTATGCTTTTACATTTAACACCTAGTTCAGTCCATGAATATTTAGGCTCTGTTTCATATCCATATGTTTGATACACATTGGTTTTGTCTATGCCTATACCGTGTAGCACACAACTACTCCATCCGTTGTGTGTGCCTTCTCCTGTGGCTTCATCTCTATGTGCTACATAATGAGGTTCAGCTAAATTGCTTTCTTTCTGCCATTGAGTAGTAGGAAACATCCAGTCTAGTTCTAGATATTGATAGCCATGTCCTGAAATAATCCAACGTGCTTGATCTTCTAAATCATAATCTGGAAGTGGATGTAATTCTGTTGCGGCATCTTTGTGCTGCTGATAAAATTCTATATGATCCATATGGTATTTAGTTCATTAAGTGCGCATATAAATAAAAAGTGTTTAGTTTTACAGATCTCAAAAGCGTCCACATAGAAATATCAAATCGTTGCCAAGCACAATGTCCTATGTGTAGCAGGAATTATCATGGTGGCATTGAAAATCCTTTGCTACGTGAAGCAGACTGGACTGTTAATGACTTTATACAGGTTTTTGAGCAAGAAGTCAAGAGCCAAATTGAAAAAATCACATTTTGTGGAAACTTTGGTGATCCGTTGCTAAACTTTCATTTGGTTAAAATGTTAGACTGGATAAAAGATGACGGCATATATGTTGATATACACACCAATGGTAGTTTGCGAAATGAACGTTGGTGGAAAGAATTGCCTAAACATTTGCCCGCAGAACACAAAGTTGTTTTTGCCATAGACGGATTAGCTGATACCCACAGCAAATATAGAATCAACACCGACTTCAACAAAATTATAAACAATGCTAGAGCATTTATCAATGCTGGCGGCACCGCAGAATGGAGCATGATAAGATTCAAGCACAATGCTGATCAAGTAATTGCAGCACAGGAAGTTGCAAAATATTATGGATTCAAATATTTCACTGTGAAAGACAGCAGTAGATTTGCTTTTGAAAACAGCTTTGATGTAAAAAACAATCTAGGACATGTTATAGACACACTGGAACCACACACACCTACAGAACCTATTGATCCTAAACAAATACCCGAACTAGTATCAGCAAGTGTAATAGACTGTTGGGCAAAAAAGCAACGTGAAGTTTACATAGACGCACACTTAGATTTAATGCCTTGCTGCTTTTTAGCCAGTATACCCTACAACTATCATATACGACAAGATCCGCTGTATGAAGCAAAACAAAAAATCAAAAGTCAATATGAGTTTTTGATAGCAGACATGGGCAACACAAATTTACACAAACAAAGCATCAAACAAGTTATCAGCAAGCCCGGATATACATCAGTGTGGAAACGCTATTGGACCACACATAAACTGTATACCTGTGCTAGAACCTGTGGCAATCTAACTACAAACCCGAGCCAACAATTTGTTGAAAAACATCAAGTGACTTAGCTTTGGGCACACACATACCGCAACCACATCTATTGTGTGGGCAGCGTATGATCCTATTTCTGTTTTCATAAGCATAGTTTAGTATACCATCAGGATTACCTAGCCTGCCTATTGGACCTTTCCTGCCACTGAAACTGGTTTGACAGGTTTGATGGTGATATACTTTTTCTGTGTGTTGATCAATGTGTAGAAAATAACGATTAACAGCACAATACCAGCCTTTGAAGTTGGTGTTCACTGCTTCTACATTCTGCCAACAGCCATTACAACTACCTTCTATACTTCTAGCACCACAGCATCCTCTAGGCAATTCATAGCCTTCGGTGATTTTTTCCACTATATCTGTTGGCAATCCTTTTTCTTGTAAATACCATTCTTGTTGTTGTTTGTTATATGGATGGCTTGTCCTACGCTGAACACCTTCTGTGTCCGCAAACCAATCTGTGACACCTAGATTACCATCGCCGATCATAGTAGGCTTGCTGTCTATTCCGTGTGATTTAAGTTTTTCGTGAACTTCTACACACTCATCCCAGTGGTCGGTGTGCATCATTACATTCACAGTAAGCCACATTCCTGCTTGTTTTACAAGTATAGCATTATTAATAGTGCGTTCTTTGCTAAAAAGATTAGCTTCGGCATGGTAACTCAGTGTTATACCCACAAAGTTATTTTTTATAAAGTCAATATGCTTTTCTGGCCATGTTCCGTTACTGGTCATACCAACTTGAAACTCGGTTTCGTTGTTTATTTTTTCTACAAAGTCCCAGAAGCGTGGATTTACAGTTGGCTCACCTCCAGTAAAGCCAATGTTAGCATTGGGTTGATTGTATAATCTTGTGTATTGTTTTATAAAATCTAATGTAGAACATAAATTTTGCCAACTAGTAGGAGGACTGTATGTATTGTGTCGTGTGCTTTCACAATAAGTGCAATCAAAATTACACCTTCTGCCGATGTCCCAAGTAACCATCATTGGTTCGGGGTTTGTTAGTTTGATTGCATCTACTTCCATTTTGTAATATTTACATCTGCTGCACAAGTGCACCAATTTCTGGTGCAAATAACATGCTGATCTGGCCTAACAAATGTTCCTTCGTATATATTTCCCAGACTGCCACCAACTCTACAGGTTGCTCTATGCACTTCACCGTCCCAGTTGATCATTAAACTTTCTATTCCTGCTCTGCATTGCCATCCTTTAAACATATTTAATTTATTTTTTAATATATCATTTGTATGCATTAGTTCTTTGCTATCAACAAGTGTATTTGGTTTCGCAGTTGTTTCTGTGCTTTTAATCCATTCTAAATCTTTTAAATCATAACGCATATCGTCAAACCAGTCATGTTTTTCAGTCCAACGTATACGTCTAATACTAAATGGAATATTGTGTTCAGTTAACCATCTTGTGGCTAATTTTACTTCAGGCATATAATCTTGATGAGCCATTAACATTACATGATAATCTTTTGGAAATTTCGTGCCTCCTAATGTTCCGGCAAGATAAATTATGTTATCAAGTCTTACACTCCAATCAACATCTTCAAGATGTAAACTAAAAACGATATAATTTACACGTAAATTTAAATAGAAGTCTGACTTCCTTGTTCCGTTAGTAGTTACACTAAGCCATTTGATCTTTGGTCTAGCATATTCTATCAATTGTTCAAATTGTGGATGCACACAAGGTTCGCCTCCTGTAAAACTTATCCTAACATTTTCAATTTCGGATAATCTATCTACAGTTTCAAAAAGTTTGCCTATGTTTGTATGTGGACTGTGCTGGTCATGTATTTCAGGAGGACAGTAGGAACAATCTAGGTTGCAACGTTTTCCTAAATTCCATTCTACTTTTACACTATCTCTGTAATGCGGCCATCTGTTTTCTACACTAAACATTTACTAATATTAGTCTCCGGCATACATTTACACTCGCATTGAGTGCAAATAACAGGTTGTAATGTGGGATTAAATTTTTTATAAAATGTTTTTTGTCTAAAATTATAATTTTTATCTTTGCCAAATAAATGTTGTCCACATGTTCCACTTAATTCACCATTTGGGCTAATATGTATCCAGTCTAATCCTAAATTACATTTCCAACCTTTGAAAGTATTAAGTTTATTTACTAAAATATAATTGTCTGGCACACGTTTTTCGTCTACATATATTTTAGTTGATTTGTATTTGTTATTAATAAAAAACCAAAAAGGATTAGCACTACGAGCTTTATGTTTTTTTAAAATAATTTTTTGTTTTTCTGTATATTTTTCATGACTTAGAATTTCTGTATATCTAATAGTCCAGCGATATTTGCTTTTTTTCATTTGTTTAACTGCTGATATACATTTGTCCCAAGCTAACGGATCCATCATTACACTAGCACTTACAATAACTTTATTTTTATATAGTAAATCAGCAACGTTAATAAATGACTGTAGATTGGCTTGTTGATGATGATAACTTAGATGTATTTTGTCAAAATATTTGGCAAAATTATTCCATAAGTCTAATTTTTTACTACCATTGCTAGTCATGCTTATCAAACAAGTGTAATTATCTTTTAAATATTTTATATAATCTAGTAACTTTGGCCAGTGTGTAGGTTCACCGCCTACAAAATGAATATCGAATTTAGTTTTACCTTGACTCATATACCATTTGAGCAGTCTGTCTGTATTCTTAATTAATAGATCGTAATCAAACCATTTATAATTACCTTCGTGTGCTCCTTCAAAACAATACCAGCATTGATAATTACAAATATTACCAATACTCATATCTATCATTAGTGTATCGTCATTGATATTATTTTTAATTTGCGTAATCATTAATTAAGTCTTCAAAATTTGTTTGATTACGGCTTTTGTCTAATCTACGATTGAACTCTACAGTTTGTGGCCATTTGTGAGACAAGTCCTTGGCTAATAGAAAGTTAATGTTATCATCAATTTGTCGTAATGTAATAGGTAGTATCTTATCGTTTATACTCATAATAGGATAATTTTTTACATCTTCTTTAATTTTAATTAATTCTTTTACAACTTTTTGCTTGTATGTGTTTGGTAAACACTGAGCACTTAAAACATTTGGATAGTTTACTCTGTGCGAGTAAAACACAATGCCCATTGTGTTTAAAAAATAATCGATAATCTGTGGCAATTGTAAAACATTACCTGCTTGGACAGTGCAAGCACCTACAACATATTTAACATTGGGAAAGCTCTTAAAGATTTTGACATTTTCTTCCACTTCTTCAAACTTACCATTGCCTCTAATGTATTCATACACATCGTGTAGCCCGTCTATGCTTACATTTACGACCACGTTTTTAAACTTAGGCCAATAGTCGTGTATGGTCCTTCCGCCCTTTATACCAGTCACTGTGCCGTTTGTAGCATACTTTATTTCAATGTTTTCGCCGTATGGTGCTAACATATCTAAAATGCGATAGTGACTAGGATCCATCAGTGGTTCGCCACCAGCAAACTCAATTCTGCGGAAATATGGAAGCAATTTTTCAAGATTGCTCCAAAACTCTACACTGTCTTCAAACAAGCCAATGTATGGTGCTCGTGTTAATCCTAGTTTGCGCACAGCATCCACTAGGTAGTTGCCTTCTTCCTCATAAAACTGTTCTACTTGTTCCCAGTCTTTCCACTGTGTGCTGTCTAATGGATTGCACATTCTACACTTGAGATTGCACAAGTTGTTAATTTTTATCTCAATAGTAGGAAACTCAAACGGCATGGTATAGTCATCATTGAGTTTGTCTAATGCATCAGGATACAAGTTTATACGTGCATCAGGAAAACTATCACGTATGTGTCTTTGCCTTAAACTTTCTACACCTTGTGCTTCTAAATCAAAACAAGGAACACATTCGGCTGGTATTTCATTATTTAATACTTGCTCACGCACTCTAAGCATGTTTTTGTTATTCCATGCACTTTCCAATGTTTCATCTTGTATCCAGCCAATTGGTTGACTACGACAGCATACTTTAATTGCACCGTCTTCTCTAGTAGCAAGACCTGTAAAAGGGTGTAAACAAAAAGTTTTACTTGGATGCATTTGCTATACCCCATTCACGTTCTTTACACCAAAAACATTCGTTACAGTATGGCACATGTTGATAAGGTTTGTATGTTGTATAGTCTAGCCCTTCAAATTCTCCTTCACAACTACGTGTTATTTCCAACAGTTCGCCGATTTCATAATCAACATACTGTTTTATAATCCAATTTTTACGAACCATACTAAAAGGATGACACACTGTTACACCCATATGTTTTGTTTCGGCAGGCAATCTAGCATATTCTCTGTCCTCGGGAGCACCTTCAAACTTTTCATCTGGATTAAGTGTCACAGCAGCATACCATGCGTCAAGTTTGTGTAGGTGTGCAATGTATTCATTGTGAGCTCGTAGTATAATCCTGTTACCAGGCTTGCTTTGTCCATACTCGTCTGTGATATAGGTTGTGTTTGGCTCTTCCATCTCTGGTGGTATAAAGCCCTCTATATGTTCAATGCGATTATGAAACTTTTCACGGAACCAATGAACCACATCTTTAGCAACCCAACGTTGCCAAGGGCGTGTTTTCCACATACGCACTTGTGTAGTGAAGTAGATATCAGCGTTTGTATTACTCAACACAAAATAAGCCAGCAAAGCACTGTCAGCACCGCCACTTAGACTGATGCCAATTCTATTCCAATTTCTTTTAAGGGGGATGTAAACTCCGTCGATTACCATACTAAATTATAACACATTTTAGTAATGTGTCAAGTGTCCTATTCCTATGCGTTCTTTGAATTCTTGAGTAAATTTACAGTCAATACGTAGTCCATATTCTTGTTCCATAGAAAATTCACCACCGTGCCAGTCTTGATCATTGAAAAAACAAGCATGTGAATTTACATAATGCTTGCGTTTGTGCTCTGGATCCCAAATATAAAAGCCACGCTTGGTGTTTGGACGTATATGAATAAACTCGATGTTGTGATCAGTATAGTCTTTGACTTCTGGATCTAAATCTCTATGTTCAAAAGGTCTACTACTTGCTTCACTTACAAAAAACATAACTCTACCTACGTGTTCTACAATTGATTTTTCTTGTAGTTGTGCTATCCAACGCATAACACCTGGAAAGTAATCACTTTCTTCTGTTGCTGCTCTTTGTTCAGCACCTCTGTCTTTCATATTAGTGCCTTCTTCTTGTAGCACATAGTAAGTATACGGATCATGTGCGCCCATGGCACTTTTCAAATATCTAACAAATTGATTACGTTCGGCATAATTTGTAAAGTCTGTAGGAAAAATCTTATCGCCTTCTATGCGTATAGGATTATCTGCTTCTAGTGCTTGGTATTCTTCAAATGCTTTGTATACAGGCTTCCAATTGCCAATATAGCTCATGTCTTTTAAGTCAAACCCTGCTGGCATCCATGTGCCTTCTTTGGCGAATGGTCTTGCTTGAGCCATGCCTCTACAGATTTCTGCATTCAAATTTTTAAATCCTTCTATGTCTAAAAAAGGATCCAAGTCGATGTAGGGTAAGTTTTCGAAACCACGTATCATACAAATACTTATTCATTAAATACTTTATGCTAACTAACACTGAATTTACAACAACTCCTGCTACACTTTTAGAAGCCAATGCGCTATGCCAAGAAATGACAGGTAAAACTGTTTTAAACAAACCTAAAGGAGATTTTTTCTATGATCCATGGGAAATATTGCCTGAATATAGCGGCACAGTATTTGAACGTTTGTTACAACCTTTACAAAACATAGGCGAAGCAAGAATTATACGTCAAGAGTCTGGAACTTGTTATTTTGCTCACAGTGATATTGACAACAGATATCATTTGAATATATCAGGAGATCAAGCAGCATTATTTGACCTAAACAATAACAAAATGTATCCTTTAGAATCAGACGGCAAATACTACCTAATGGATGCTGGACGTAATCACAGTGCTGCTAATTTTGGCCAATTTCCAAGATATCAATTGGTAGTTAGATGTTTACTTAAAAGATCGACTTGGGTAAACAAACCAGTAGAAATTATTGGTGCCGGAGAAAATCCAAGATTTGTATTTGACAAATATATTTCACCGTTATTAAACGAAATCAACAGACGCGGAGCAATGAATAAATTTTGTATTACTACTACAGGTGTAAAGTTTATAACAAATGATTTTTGGATAAATGAATTACGTCAAGTTATGCCATATAAATTTTCTTTGCTAACTCAATAAATTCTTTAGGGTAATCGTTATTAAAGTTATCTAACACGACACCTCCATAAAACTTAAAAGAAAAGGTTTTGCTTGGATCTATTCCGTTGTAATTTAAATATTCAAAAAGTTTTGCTTGTCTATCTTTGCTAATATGATCTAGCACACTTTCTATACTTACTTCTGGTTCGTCATCACTGTAACAAAAAAAATGATTTATAGTTCTAAGCTGATCATCTATGATAAAAAAACTGCTTGGATGTAAACTGTATTTCCAAATGCCTTTATTTCTATAGTCCTGTAGTATAGTGAGCATTTGTTCTTGCCAGTCTGGCAATACTTTATCAAAATTACGCCAATCACAATTAGCAAGTTGCCAAAAGTCGTCGCCTTGTATGTTAAAAATTATTCTACGTTTAATACTGTCTAGTTCTTTTACATCTAGTGTATGAGGTGCTTCTAGTGTATACTTAAATTCTCTACGCCATTTTTCGTTCAGCACACTTTGAGGTAAACATTGATTTTTGTGATAGTTTTGATCTACTGTGTAATGAACACTAAACAGATTGTTTTGTCTGTCTATCTTGCTTGTATATACAAGATTATTTCTACACAGGCCTTTGCCTGGCACTGTGTTGTAATAGTATTCAAACATTAGCTATAAAGTGGAATAAACTTTGTTTCGCCGTTAACAGTTGCTTGTAACCAACTATCAGGTGTGCTTGTATTACTAGGTATTACTCCTGTTTCTCCATGAACTTTAAAATCTTTTAATGATACCGCAAGTTGTCCATTAGAATCAAATATCATGTAATTGCTACCATAGGTTGGTGATTGTGTAGCAAAGATTAATTCGCCTGGGCAACCTCTATGCTCACCTGCCGATAAGCTAATTGTTGCATCATCAGGAACTTTTGCATAAATGCCTGCAATAGTGGCAAATTGCATTTCGGTATCGTTTTCGTAAGTAGAATCTTCTGGATCAGGATTGATTGCAATTGCTGCATTAAATGCAAGGGCAGGTAGTTTTGTTCCTGCTGTAATTGGTAATGGGTCTAACCATGAACCACCAATAGCTTCTACTCTAAAACCTTGTTGATACCAGTCGGGAATATTTGGCTGTGTAGCACGGTAAAATTTTCCGGTTAATGCTGGGATACTGTATGCGCTTTCAACAATTACACTTATACCTTCCGATGTTATTTCGATAGTGTCAAGATCTAAACTTGTAGCAACGATATTATCTGCATATACAGTAGTTGTAGATAATGTATTTGCTGAAGGATCAAAAACTTCTAACCCATTATCTGCAAAAATATTACCGTTTAGACTAACACCGCTCCAGTGTTTCAATGTTGCATCAAATAAAACACCGTCTGAATGTGTATAATTACCTGAATGCGTTCCTACATGGTGTCCATTTAATGTTGTTGCACTAACAATTTCTGCATTTAACTGATTAGCTGAATAGTCAAAAACATAGTTGTCATCACCGTTTAAAAGATTACCCTTAAAGCTGCCAACAAAATTACCAGATATATCTTCTAAAAAGGTTCTGGTTTGCAATGCAAAAATCACATCGCCACCGTCTACAATATTACCTTCAAGTGTAGTTGAAGATTGAGATACTATAGATCCGTGGAACTCGCCGGTTTCAAAATCTAACAATATATTGCCTTGGTCGTCGTATACACTAGCTTGTAACATTCTCAAACTTGGGTTCAAAACTATATCGTATCCGTCATCTACAATATCGCCTGATACATTTCCTGCAAAGGTTTCGGTATTTGCGTCATATATAACTTGGCCGTTTATTAAACTTCTAATATCGCTATATAAAGGAATATTAATTTTATGAGTGTCAACATCTATTAGAATGTTTGAAGACTCGTCAATTATATTTCCGTAAAACTTACCTTTAAAAATATCTGTAGCTTGATTGTATGCGTAATCATAGTTTCCTGGAGTGATTTGCTTTTGTATACTTCCTGAGTATGCAATGTTATTCAAACGATTGTTTTCAACATCTAATATTACAACACCGCTGCTATCAAAAACGTTACCTTGGACATCAGCAATTATTTTTGGAAAGTCTGAATCTGTTGAAAGCAAAACATTACCGTTGGAATCAACAATGTTACCTGTAAAGTTCCCATAAAATTTGTTTTGTAATCTATCATAAGAAAGAACATTGCCAGGACCGTAGATGTCAGATGCTAATGGAACGTTAGAGCTATGCTGATTAATCACTACATAGCCTTTATTGGTTAATGTTCCGTCAAATGTTCCATGAAATGTTTTTAGAGACGAATCGTATGCTATATCACTATCAATATCATAAACATTTCCTTGAAATGAACCATAAAATTTTCTAATATCTAAATCAAAAACAATTTCGCCATTGTGATTTTCAATATTTGCTCTAATTGTTCCTGAACTACTATCAACAATCAGCGAGCTATCGCCTCCTACAATATCAATGCGATATTGGCCACCTTCATATAATTCCATAGCATGTCTCCTATAGTATATTTATCGGTCAATTAGGTCTTGACAATGTTATTTAGAACATATATAATATGATATGTTTGACATTGTGTTTGTAGGAAACAACCAAGAACAATATAACCAACTCAAGCAAAGAGTTTTCGTAGCAAAAAAAGCCGACACTGTGCAAAAAGCACAGCAAATCAGTTTGACTAAATTTGTTTGGATTGTTTTTGATGACATAGAAGTTGAAAAAGATTTTAACTTTGATTATGTGCCTGATGATTACAGCCAAGATATTGCACATGTTTTTTTAAATGATAAAACTTATGACGGAATATGTTTAGTTCCTAAAAATATAAATTTTAGCTCTAGAGAATTAGAGCATAGATTTTTTGTGCAGCAAAAAAAAGTAGATGTTGTTGCAAGTAAACCTAAACCGTTTGATTTATTTTACGTAGACACTTATAATCAATATTTACAAGCTCTTGAACATACTGCAACTGATTTGTTTTGGATCAGCACAAAAAATATACAACACAACAAAGAGTTAGTTAATTCTTATTATATTACACATCATGAATCGCAGCTACGAGCACAAAATCATGCATTTTTAACTGAATTTGAAGCATATAATGGTTTATTTTTGTGTAGTAAACGTGCAAAATTAAGCAAGCGTGAAATAGAACATAGATTTCTAGTAAATAGGATTGAACATGACATTGTAGGTAGCACACGGACAAACTATGATGTTTTTGAAATTGATAATTATGAAGATTATTTACATGCATTTGCTAATAGCAAAACTGAAATGTTTTGGATGAGTAGTGCTAATATTAAAGCAGATATTCCTGATTTGTATTTTCCGCATGATAACGAATATGATCGAAAAACAAATCACAATTTTTTGCATTGCGGAGATAAACGTAATGGCTTGTTCTTATGTAGCAAACATGCTCCGCTTAATGAAAAAGAAATTACACATAGATTTTTAGTTAATGCAAAGGAATGGGATATAGTAGGTAGTGGTCCTAAAGCATATGATTATTTTGATATAGATAGTTATGATGAATACTTAGAGGCGTTAGAAAGTAGTACAACTGAAATGTTTTGGATGGGTAGTGCTAATATTTCGTCAACTATTCCTGATGTTTATTTCACACACGACAACGAGTATGATAGAAAACAAAATCATGCATTTATACACAAGGTGCAAGGTGAAGATTTGTATAACGGATTGTTCCTTTGCAGCAAGCATCGTCCTCTAACACAGCGTGAAGTTGAACATAGATTTTTAGTCAATGCAAAGGAATGGGATATCGAAGCAAGCGGGCCAGGTAAGTATGAAATATTTAAACCAAAAACCTATGATGATTATTTGAAAGCATTGAAAAACAGCAAAACAGAAATGTTTTGGATTATACCTGATTATGTAAATCCTACTAGTAGATTTCAATTCGATACCTATTTTAGTCATGATCGTCATTACGATAGATCAATCAATCATGCTTATCTAAATGGCAAGTATCACGATGGTATTGTGTTATGTAGCAAACAGGCAAAGTTTAGCAAAAGAGAATTTGAATACAAATTTATTGCTGCTAAAAAAGAAGTAAACATAGTTATATCAACACCAAAGCCTTATGATATTGTTTTTATTAGTTACCAAGAACCTAATGCTGATGAAAATTATAATCGTATATTAGAACGTTTTCCAAACTGTAAACGTGTGCATGGAGTAAAAGGCATCCACCAAGCACACATTGAAGCAGCAAAATTATGTGATACTGATATGTTTTGGATCGTTGACGGTGATGCAATCATAGTAGATGATTTTAAATTTGATTATCAAGTTGCACGTTGGGACAAAGAAACAGTTCATGTATGGCGTAGTCAAAATCCAATTAATGACATGGTATACGGGTATGGCGGTGTAAAACTTTTTCCAAAAGAATTAACCATAAACATGGATATTAGCAAACCTGATATGACAACTAGTATTAGTGGCAAGTTTAAAGCAGTGCATGATATTAGTAATGTCACTGCATTTAATACAGATGCATTCAACAGTTTTAAAAGTGGATTTAGAGAGTGTTGTAAATTATCTAGTAAAGTAATTGACAGACAAAAAGACGATGAAACAAATGAGCGTTTGAAAATTTGGTGCAGTGTTGGAGAACAAAGACAATATGGTAAGTATGCTATTGCAGGAGCAAAAGCAGGCGCTGCATATGGTATGTTGCACCAAGGAGATTTACAAGCATTGAAAAAGATCAATGACTTTGATTGGTTACAGGAGCAGTTTGAAAATGCAAACATTTGAGTTATTAGATAGATTTGAATTGTTATTTCCAACAAATAGTAAAATTTCTGATTTACGTAGGGCATATACAGACAAAGATTTATCAAGTATATTTAGATTGCTTCCGGATGATGTTAACGGCACAAAAGATGATTTACGTAAAGCAGTTTTAGAAAATAATTTGCATAGTATTTTTAGATTGGCCAATGATGATGATTTAAGAAAACTTATCTTGGAAGACAATACGTGGAAACTGTGGCCTATTCTTGAAAGATATGTAGATACACAATTTATTGCAGCATTTAAAAACTTTTTTGTAAATGAAACTGAAATTTGGGACGATTGTTTTAGTAGAGGACAATTACAAAGTAAATTATGGTTAGTTGAAGAACTTAAAAAACAAAAAGTAGATTTAGGAACAGTGTATTTGTGTGCTGGATGGTATGCTACACTTGCTACAATGCTTTTTGAAAGTGGTATGAAAGTAGACAAGATACGAAGTTTTGATATTGATCCAACTTGTGTTGACATTGCTGAAACATTTAACAAGCCATGGTTTGTAGACAACTGGCGTTTTAAATCAGTTACCAAAGATATCATGCATATAACATATGATGAGCATTGGTGGGAAAGTTGGAGCAATGCTAATAATAGAATGAGCAAGCCTATTCTTGATAAACCAGACACAATAATAAACACTAGTTGCGAACATATACAAAATTTCTCAGATTGGTATGCTAAAATTCCAGATGGAAAATTAGTAGTTTTACAAAATAATGATTACTTTGATATAGATGATCATGTAAACTGTGTAAATAGTTTGCAAGAGTTTGAAGCAATGACTACTATGCGTAAAGTTTTATATAATGGTAAAAGAGATTTACCAAAATACACAAGGTTTATGAGAATTGGATTTAAGTAATTTTTCAGTAAGACAGTTACAATTAGAAAGTGCAAGAGCATTAAGCACAATGGAAGCAACAAATAACAATATTTGGATGTTTAACAAAGAAGCACATCATAACAGTTGGAATTGGTATTGTGCTGTTATACATTGGTATATTGACCAATACGGTGACTTGCCTAGCAAAACAGGACCCGGAAAAAACATTAGGTTAGTTCTTGATGATTGAGCTTGCAAATCCATATAAGCATATTACATGGGAATGTACAACAGTATGCAATTATGCCTGTTCATATTGTGCACCTGAATTGCATGATAGTAAATATAGGTGGCCTTCATCTAAACAAACTGATAAGATCATAAACTTAGTAAAGGATTTCAGTAACGGTGAAAAAATTGCGTTTGATATTATGGGAGGAGAGCCAACACTATGGCCTAGCTTAGAGATTTTTTGTGAAGCGTTAAAGGACATAGCAGATATTAGTTTTAGTTCAAATGGTTCTCGTACTTTAAGGTATTGGAAGTCTTTCAAAGCCCCTTTGGATAGAATTTATCTTTCGTTTCATGCCGAATTTGCTGATGTAGATCATTTTTTGAATATTACAAAAATTTTGTCCTCAAAATACACTACTCATGTGTTTATTATGTATAATCCTGCATACAAACAAAAATGTTTAGAATTAGCCGATAAAATAGAATCAAATAATATACAAAATTGTAGTTTTGCATTCAAGTTTATAAATGATGATGCAATAAATTACACAGAAGAAGATAAAC